TTGAACTCGAAACCATGATTGTTTATATCAGAATGAAACTCTAAATTTCCTGTAGAATTATTTCTTCCAATGGTAAATGCGTCCGTCTCAGTTCCCCCGCTTACATAGGAAAATCCTATCTGATGAGAAAGGTTGTTTGAAGAATCACTTAAATTTAATAACGATGATGGGCTTGTAGTGCCTATACCTACATTACCACCAGACAAAACGGTTACTCTATCTGCACCTGCTGTCTTGAGTTTTAAACCACTCGCTGTACCCGTGCCTAATGCCTCAGTTCCTATCTCCAAGAAACTAGAAGCATGCTTAAAGAAAGATCTCTCATAGTTTGAGGTGTCTGAGAAAGTTTCATATAAATTTATATGCCTACTGTTCGTACCGTTGCGTATTTCCAGATTGCCTGAAGAAACTATCTCTTTAGAAGTTATCCCTCTTAGTCTTAGTAACTCCGCAATCCCATTACTAGAAGCAACTTGCAGAACCATGTCTTTTCCAGACGCAGTATTTCTAATAACTAGATCTTTAGAAGCGTCCTGAGAGGATATGTAATTAATATTTCCTGCTGTATGTAGTTCAAGTGTACCAAAGGCTGCTGACGTTGCTGTGACTGAACCAGCAGCAACCACATTACCTGCTGAAGATATTGTCATAGAATCAACAGAATCTGCTGTGTTTCTAAACTTAAATCCGTATCCTGACCCACCTGTTGTAGCTAACCATTCTTGGAAAGTTCTGAACTGATGACCATTAGCAAGATATATATTACCACCTACTGACCATATACCTGCTTCATTTGCTTTGAACTTTGTATTCCCATCAATGGATAGGTTGACTTGGTCTTTCTGAGGTGAAGAGACGTAATCAGATCTATAAAAGCCTGTGTCACTTCCACCAGTAAATGATATAGCAGGATCTCCTCCAGTCCCGTCAGGGATTCTTAATCCTTTGCCAAAGACATTTTTTAATGTTGATGCGTCAAGTCTCAGCAGCTCCGTTAAACTTCCTCCACTTGGAGTTGTGGAGAATACAAAATCTTTATCGGCTGTTAAATGCCTAAACAACGCATCATAATTATTATGATCGTAAAATATATTAGTATTTGTAGAATATAAATCTGCATCTGCTGATGTGCCTAACCTTAACCTTTGATTGTCATTTAATTTTAAATGACCAGTCATCGTCCCTCCTGCGAGGGGGAGGATTCCTGCTTCGGTTAAAGTTTGGTTTAACCACTTAGAAGAAGAACTATCATATTGTAAAATTTCATTATCTGCTAGAGATGTAAGATTAACATCATCCATCTCAGCTAAAGTGTTCTCTAACGCTACCGCAGCATTTACAAAAGCTGTCGTTGCTATCTGTGTAGTGTCTGTACCAGCATTAGCTGTAGGTGCTGTAGGTGTTCCTGTAAGAGCAGGGCTTGCTAAAGGTGCAAATGTTGAAGCATGACTGCCATCAAGTAAATCGGCATCTAACCCAGAACTCGCTCCATCAACAGTCTTGATTAGTGTAAGTATCTCAGACGCAGTTTGATCTGCTGTAGCTGAAGCCTCAATAGCATTCAACTTACTATGATCAGCATCAGTAAATACGTTCGAGTCAGAAGCAGACTCTACTAATGTTCTAATTTCCGCAGCAGTTTGATCTGCTGTAGCTGAGGCCTCAATAGCATTCAACTTACTATGATCAGCATCAGTAAATACGTTCGAGTCAGAAGCAGACTCTACTAATGTTCTAATTTCCGCAGCAGTTTGATCTGCTGTAGCTGAAGCTTCTATACCATCTAGCTTTGCTCCATCAACAGAAAGATCACGACCATCGACAGTCTGACTACCTGACATGGTAATGTTACCAGTCATCGTGCCACCCGCTAAAGGAAGCTTGGTCGCTATCGATGAAGTTATAGTGCCAGCAAAGTTCTCATCGTCATTCAATGCAGCAGCAAGCTCATTGAGTGTGTTGAGTGTGTCGGGGCTGGAGTCTGTGAGATTATTTATTGCTGTGGTGACGTACTGCGTTGTAGCTAACTGTGTGTTATTAGTAGCTGCTGATGCAGTAGGTGCAAGCGGAGTCCCTGTAAATATAGGGCTTTCCTTGGGAGCAAAATTGCTTTCCAAAGTTAAAGTAGAAGAGACAGGCGATATAGAAACTGTAACGAGTCTAGGAGTGTTATCAGAAAGAGTAACTGTCCCTCCCGAATCAGAACTAACTGTTAATGTACTTGGGGATGAATCATCAACAGAAATCGTATTAACTGTCTGTGTAACGGTAACTGTATCATTGGCCATTAGATAATTTCTGGTACTATATCAATTGTAATTCTAATCGACTCAATAACTTCACTGACATCAGTGTCTGTAATTTTCAAATCACCAAATATAGTTATTGCTTCGTTAGGTAAAGCGTTAGCATCTGTTGTTTCCCACCTTAATATAATATTAGGGTCTTCTTGTGTCCCATCGGTTCTGTCATCAGCCCCTAGCTGAGGAAACCTGATCCTCCCTGTAGTGTTTTGGCCTGACCCACTAGTTATACTAGATAAAGTATCAATTTTTTCTCCCGAAACAGATCCTCCTGCTTTTTTACGCAACACTAAAGACGCAGTGTATTGAGCATCATCAGTGTAAAAGTTACGTGTAGCGGATATCCCGTCAGGTTTATAATTTAACTTAAGTTGAGTTTGTTGCCCTCTTTTTAAATCTATGTTAGCCATAATAATTAATTAATACATTCCATGCATTCCAGCTCCAACACCATCTGGAGCTATCCTAAGAGTAGGCTTTGCAGCTCCTCTATAAGAGTCTGTATCTGACTCCAATAAACTTGCAACGTTTGCCCAGTGATATTGAGATCTTTCTAAATCAGCGTTGTCTTCTCCCAACTTTCCCAATAAAGCGTGTTTAAGGATAGCGTTAGATGGCATATGTACCAGATCGCTAGAACTATCAACTTCCACCCACTTTCTTTTTAATAGCATATGGGCTGAAGACGATGCGTTTGTACCCCCAATTCTAAATCTCCTATATCTAGAAGAGCCTCTCTTAGAATTGATTTCAGCTAAAAGTAAATCTTTAGTAGAGTCATCTCCCTGTGCTCCTCCTGATATTCCTTTGTATTTTGCTTTAACAATAAAAGGATGGTCTGTTTCCACATTATCCCATGTGATAGATATAATTTCAGTTACATCAGAATCTGCATCTATTGAAGACTCAGGATATGGGCCTCCAGTTAGGGTCGAAAAATCAAAGGTTGCTTCATTAAAAGAAGCTCCTTTTAAAACAGTATCTGGAGGAATCAACGCATTAGGAGCATCTGCTGCATCCGCATATTGTCTGTACTTAACAGTCACCTTCCCCCTGTCAGGAAGTGTATTGAAAGGTTCTTTTAGAGTTGCCACAAAAATCTTATAATTACTATCTGCTTCAAGATCTCTATATACAGGGGCGTATCCATCATCTATAAAAGCAGTAAGGGTAGTTTTATCCTGATCGTTAGTTCCCACCATTTTGTAGTCATGCCAAAGTGAGCGGGTACTCACTGGATTATTATCTAATATCCCGTAAATTATAGCGTCCGTGTTCTGAGGTAATGATACATAACCATCAGAAGCATCTTGAGAATGCTCTAATAACATTTCACGCCAAAAACCTAATTTATAGATTCTTGGCATTATTTCATTCAAAGCATTCCTAAAATCATTAGGTGTTGCTTTTGAAACGTCTAAATATTGAGAATGAGTAGCAAATAATTGTTCTGTAGTTTTAGCTGGCACGATACCTAAATATAAGGCGTTTACATCGCAATTCAACCCATGAACTGTTAAGGGGCTTTCAATACTTTTACGGAGTCAGAAACCGTCTGTAATGTTGAAGGTGTGGTATTTACAGACTTAACTAGTGTGATTGAAGAAGGATCAACATTATTTGTTGTTAACACATTTACGTCACTAGAACTTGTAAGAACATTAGTATTAGAAGATCCTGTACTAGTTATGAAGGTTCTAGGGTTATTAGCGTCAGAAACATACAAGAATTTTGTGGTGTTGTGATTAGCGTCAGTCTTTACAAACTTTGTAGTATCAGCACCAACTGTAGAATACAAACGGATATCACTAGTACCCGAAAGTCCTGTCATACCAGTATAAGTATCAAATGTATGTTGGAATGTTTTAGAACTATCAAGGGCATCGACGTTAGTGTTTGCTGTTTTTACTAATTTAGCGGTAGAAGTATTGCTCATACTACCCGCAGTTAAAACATTTACTGCACTACCTGTACTAGTTATAAAGTTTCTGGTGGTGCTATTGGCAGAAATAAATACGTGCTTATCACCTGTATCCGTAGTCTTTACGAACTTTTCCGAACTATTAGAACTAGCTGCACTTGTGGTATATACGTAAATGTTACTGGCATTTGAAAGTTGGTCCCCGTTAATTCCAGTATAAGTCCCAAACGAATGCTTAAAAGTTTTAGAAACACTATCAAGGGCAGCCACGTTATCTCCTGTTGTTTTTAAGAACCTTGTTAGTGAGAAAGCACCAGTATTAGAATCATCAGAAGATTTTACAATATTTATACTACTACCTGAACTTGTTACAAATGGCATTTTGTTGCTAGAGTCACTAGCAGTATCAGAAAAATAAACATGATGGTCTGATAAAGCTGTAGGAGATTTTAAGAAATGGTGGGTAGAAGCACTTCCTGCGTGGTATAAATTAGTTCCGTTTGGAATACCTGTAACAGCATTAAAATTGTCTATGCCATGCTTTAAAATTTTGTTTCCTGATTCACTATCAGATACTTTCAAAAACTTTGTAGTAGTATCAGGAGAAGCTGTAGAATATAAATTAAGTGAGGTAAGTGAAGAATCATCTTCTGAAGTGCTTAAAAATCTAGTGCTAGTTGTTGAGGTGTCTGTAGAATAAACACGATGACTATTCCCTGCGGTTTCTCCTGTTTGTAAAAAGTTTCGTGTAGTTGAATCAGGTGCTTCATATACAATAACATTTCCATTATCATTAGAAGAAAGCCCTGTGTAGGTACCAATAGTGTGTTTGAATACTTTACCAGAAGATAATGAGTCGTTATTAGCTTTTACATAATTGGCTGCTGATACTCCTGATACAGAATCAGAAGTTAAAATACCTATGTCACTTCCTGAACTAGTTAAGAATGTCCTAGCATCAGTACTATCTGAAACATATAGGATATGTGTATTGTCTGTATTATCTGTATGAGTTGTTTTTAAGAATCTTGCATCAGAAGGTTCATCAGTATCTGTAAAATATAACCTAGTCCCGTTTGGAATACCTGTAACAGCATTCGAAGAAGCCATACCAGATCTTAAAATTTTCTGTCCTTGTACACTATCAGGTACTGTTAAGAACTTTGTGGTATTATCATTATTAGCCGTGGAATATAAAAAGAGGTCACTAGCAGAATCTCCTGTAGTTAAAAATCTAGTATCAGTAGCTGCTAACGTAGTAGCGTAAATATGTGACTCAGTTCCCGTACTGTCGTTTGTTTCTAAAAATCTGTGGGATGGATTATCATCTTCATCAACAGCTTTATAAACATTAACTCCATCTCCTACTGTGGCAGTTACCCCGTCAAAGTCGTCGATTGTGTGCATGAAAGATTTTTCGTCCCCTGCCCAATCATCCCCTGCTTTTATCTTTACAAATTTTGTGTCTGAAAAAGTTACAGCAGCTCCTGAACTACTATCAACAGTGTGTACAACGTTTATAGCAGTACCTGAACTAGTTATAACACTATGTGTCGATGCTCCCGATGAAAAATAAAGATGTTGGTCAGTTGACTCTGAAGTTTCTAAGAACGTGTCTGTTGAATCTGCTGATGGAACAGGAGCTTTGTAAAGCTCAACGGAATCATCAGTTTGTGGGATTCCAGTCACTGCATCGAATGATGTAGCACCAACCGTTAATTTTTTATCACCCGTAGCACTTGAATCTAATTCTAAAACCTTTGTTTCAACAACTGTATCGCCCGTACCCGCATTATATAACTGAATTGTAGTATCTGAATCTGTACCTGATTTAGCCAATAATCTTCTTGGAGTATCATCTGAGGTTGAATATAAAAAAGTATCCGCAGCAGAGGCAGATGCAGTTTCTAAGAAAGTATCTGATGAATTTGCTTGTGGTGGAGGAGCTTGGTACAATGAAACATCAGAAGATATTCCCTTAATGGCAATAAATTCTTGCATACCAGTTCTTAAAACTTCGTCTGTATTATCTGAGTCGGTTTTTAAGAATTTCTGTCCTGATACTGAATCCGCATTTGTGTATACGTGATACGTGGTTTTACTAGAATTAGTAGTGTTACTTAAAAAATTTCTGCTTTGTGTAGCATTATTAGTACAGTATACATTAGTTGTATCATCGTTGCTGTCATCAGCATCAGCCTCTAAAAATCGTTTTCCTGTGCTTTCAGCAGTATAAAATAGTACATCATCTGTGCTAGAGTCAGTTGTAGTTAATACTTTAGAACTAGTTACTTCATCCGCAGAAAAATATAAATTTTGAGTAGTATTACTGTCGGGTGGACTTAGGTATACTCTAGTGTCTGTAGGGGTTGTTGTAGTATTTAAATAAACATCAGTAGCGGAAAGATTTGTAACACCTGTGTATTCATCAATGTCTTGTCTAAGTGTTACATCATCTGTGCTAGAGTCAGTTGTAGTTAATACTTTAGAACTAGTTACTGCATCCGTAGAAAAATATAAATTGTAAGGACTATCAGTCTCACTAGCAGGTGGGCTTAGATATAATCTAGTGTCCGAAGCCCCTGTTGTACTATATAAATAAACAGAAGCAGCGGAAAGATTTGTAACACCTGTGTATGTACCAATGTCTTGTCTAAGTGTTACATCATCTGTATCAACACTATCTACAGTTAATACTTTATTATTACCAGTAACTGGACTAGCAGCAAAGTATAAATTTTGAGTGGTATTGCTGTCGGGTGGACTTAGGTATACTCTAGTGTCTGTAGCTCCTGTTGTACTATAAAAATAAACATCAGGAGCGGAAAGATTTTTGACTCCTACATAATCCGAAATGTCTTTTTTAAGTGTTACTGTAGTATCACTAGAATCTGTAGTTAGTACTTTAGTATCAGAAACCTCACTAGCAGCATAATATAAATGATGACTGTTCTCAACAGGACTACTGTCGGGTGGTTTTATGTATACTCTAGTGTCCGAAGCCCCTGTTGTACTATATAAATAAACAGAAGCATCGGAAAGATTTCTGACTCCTACATATGTGCCGATGTCTTTTCTAAGTGTTACTGTATCCGTACTAACACTATCTGTAGTTAATACTTTATTATTACCAGTAACTGGATCAGTCCCAGATTGGTATAAATGGAAATTAGTAGCAGTGTTGCCATCCGACCTCTTTATTCCTGTATATCTCTCTACTCCAACAACAGCAGTTACCGTAGCAGAAGTATTTGATGGAACATTCTTTGGTCCTAAGACCCAAACAGGCGTTTGATTATCTGTAAGGTAGACCTCTCTATATACTAAATCTAAATTACTACCACCTTGTAAGGCATTAGCTTGAGTCGTGAACGACTTAGTCGTCATAGACGTAGGAGTGCATGTGTAATCAGCACCACCTTTTAAAGCACCTGATTGTTGCTTTAAATTTTCATTAAAAGATTCTTCAACACGACTAAACGTCTTAACTTTAAAATCTGTATGATTACATGTGTAATCAACACCACCTTTTAAAGTACCCGATTGTTGTTGTAAATGTTCATTAAGAGATTCTTCAACAGGACTAAACGCTCTAGTCGTCATAGCCGTAGGGGTGCATGTGTAATTAGTACCGCCTTTTAAAGCACCTGATTGTTGCTTTAAATTTTCATCAAGAGATTCTTCAACACGACTAAACGCTTTAGTCGTCATATCTGTAGGAGTACAGATATAATCAGTACCACCTTTTAAAGCCTTTAATTGTTGCTTTAAATTTTCATTAAAAGTTTCTTCAACACGACTAAACGCTTTAGTCGTCATATCTTGCTTTGATAAAGAAGCAGTTCCTAACTCAGTAGTAGTAAAAGTTTTGACGGATAGTTCGGGAGCTTCAAGAGTCTCCGTGTTTAAATCTGTCGGATGACAGGTAAGGGGGTTACCTCCGTGTAAAGCTTTCGACTGAGGGGATAAAGTTGTTTTATCTAACGACCTAGCTTTATAAGTGTTCGGTGTAGAAGAAACAATGTCTGCTTTTTTTGTGCTTAAAGTAGCAACAGTTGTGTCTAACTCACTACCACCTTTTAAAGCAGTAGTTTCTTTAGTTAATGTCTGTTTAGATAACGCTCTAGGAGTATATGTCTTAGTCCCTAAAGATAGTGGAGTACTACTTGGAGGAGTTATTGAAGTAGTTTTTAACGCAGTTGCTTCTAAAGTAGTTTCTGCCGTAGATGCTGATTTAGATAAAATATTAGTCTTCTTTTGTAATGATAGTTGCTCTAACTGCCTAGAAGTATATTTTTTAGTATCAAATTCTAATACAGGTGATCGTGTTACAGATAAGGGTGTAGGTGTTGTTGTTAATTGATTACCTCCTGTGTAAAAAGAAGTTTCAGTTGTTGTCTTAGTGCCAACTTGTGTTGGGGTGTATGTCTTACGACTTAAAGTTATCCCAGACAAAGAAGTTGGACTTAATTCAACTGATGATAAAGTAACGTCATTCCCCGCCCCCACTTCTTCTTTTAAAGTTCCTGCTGTAGCCGTTAGAGTATGGGGAGGAAATGCTTTAGATGTATATTCCTTAACTCCCGTATCTTGAACAGGCACACTTTTTGAACGTAGTTCAGTAGCTGTTGTAGTTAAATTATCACCTCCTTTTAAAACAGTAGAATCTATACCCGTCGTTTTAAACCCTAAATCTACGGTAGCATATTGATTAGTTTCTAAATCTAAACTTGACCCACTTGGAGGAGTTATTGCTTGCGTTTGTAGTTTAACAGCTTGCAGGTCAATGTTTGATCCTTCTTTAAGACTGCCAGTCTCTTTCGTTATTGGCCCTTCAGTAGAAACTGATGTAGGCTTATAATCATACGTTTCTAGCTCTAAACTTGACCCACTTGGAGGAAGCATCTCTACAGAAGTTACTTCGACAGCGTCAAGGTCAATATCCGTCCCTTCAACTAAAGCGTTAGCCTTCTGTGTTATTGGTCCTTCAGTACTTACTGCTGTAGGAGTATACTTCTCAGTAGATAACTCTATACCACTACCTGTTGGTAAATTTACAGAAGTAGATGTTAGAGTATCAACATTCAATGTTACATCGTCTGTATCAACAAAAGTGTTAACTGTAGTTCCCGAACCTGTTGATTTAGCAACTTCTACAACTTTTAACTCGTTTGGGGTTCCAGTCAATAATCCATCTGCAAATGTAGCTAATGTAGTATTGCTATAACTTACGTTATCATCAGGAACTGCTTGCCAAGTTTTATTATTACTGTTTCCTCGGATATTTATTTGATCACCAGCCGTTGATACACTGATCTGACCTTGCCCCATTAGGGTTCGTAAATTTATTTTATCCTCAGTAAGATTATATCCTTCATATATCATCCCACCCCCAATACCTAAATTGTTTATAGTATTATAACCACGGGACCATATAAGTGGTCCCCTATGCCCTTCTATACCACCATGCCCTCTTACAGATCTTGGATCATCTTTATCAGAATCATAATTATTTCTTAAAATAACTCCATCTGCGAATTTAAATATAAGAACATTATATATACCGTACTTATCAGGCTCATCGTCACCATCTGCATTCAATAACTGAAATGGTGTTGAATCGGGAGGTTCATCCTCTTCTGTCTTTAAAAGATTATATTCACCTATAACCTTCCCTTGTTGATCCACCATAAATTGTGTATATACACAACCTTTCTTTGTATCTAACTTTATTTTTAAAGGACTTAGCTCGTGCTTTTTTATTAGCTTTGATTCCTCTTCATTTAGTAAGGGATGTATCTCATATAAATAAGCTTTTGTTATATAAACAAATTGATCATCGTCTGGCTGATAATTATAAGGCTCATGCTCCTGACGATAACGAATCTCGTCTTGTGGAGTAGACCCAACCATTCCCGAAGGATAATTACTACTATAAGCCCCACTGTCGGTATACCCTTGTAATCCCACATCAGGGATTTTGTTTAGTGAAGACTCAGTTACTTCCCTGTCAGCAGGAGATATGGGAGCTCCGAAAGCTCCAATATTACCATCTGTAAATTGTTCAGGCATTAATTAAAAGACGGAGGGAATACAGTAGTAGTTTCTTTTATATAACCACCCCTAGATTTTTGTTGGATGACTCTAGCTCTAAGCCCAGTTTCAGCTATCTTTTTAAGATTTGGTGGATCTGTTTTAGGTAATGTTTTAATATATGCGGTATATTTATATACAGGGTCAGTAGTTCCTGTAGTGAATCCAATTTCACTACCTAACGCTGGACCATCAATTAAACAAGAGGGTATTCTTATATTTATATAAGGAGTAGAAAATGCAAAAGACTGGGGCTGCATAGCTTTAGGAACGTCGAGATCAAACTCTGTTGTCCTATATTCTTTTTTAATTACAGCTCTACAAGGTCCACTATACCCTTCTGGATTCATATGATACTCTGGATTATGTTGAACTTGACCATCATGCTTTTCCCAAGCAACAGATGAAATGCTTTGTAAAACTGGTGGGAATGTAAAATTAATTGAGGTATTTAGTTCTTCAATAAGTAAAGTAGTAGCTGAGTTTATTGTTCCATCAGTAGTTGTACCAGCCATTGTTTCTATCTTTACAACTTCAAACCAATCTAAAGATACCTGTCTTCCTTCTTTATAAAAAGCGACTGCTTTGTTTAAGTTTCCCTGAGAGGGTGAATCTTCTCTATACTCTATAGCAGTACCCCAATAAGAATTATCAGCATCAGAAATTAAAGTCTGTATATTTGAAGAAGCTCCAGTAGGAGTCTCTCCCAACGCAAAATAACTAACTGTTGTTTTTAAATTAGAACCCGATAACTCATCCCACTTCAGGGTTTCAATGTCTTCCCTAATAAAATAAACTCTTTGCTCAACAATAAAATGCCCGTCTAATTCTGGATCTCTTAATCTTTTTTGTTGGCGGGACATTAGAATATACCCTTTATCAGTAAAGTTAGCTGAAGAAGGTTCAGTGGGCATAGCATCACCAGCCTCTAAAGATGCATCATCTTCTTTAAAATCAGACCTAGGAATAACATAAGTCCTGACTACAGTATTAAATTTAGAGTTTCCTAAACTAGCTTGAGAATATTCAAAGTTATATTCATCTTGGCTAGACCTAGAAGCAGCATAGTAGTATTGGTATAACTGCCCCTCGGCATCAAACTGTTTAACATAAACTAGTTTGTGGTTAGGGAACTTAGTAGTGTTTGGGTGTGCTGACCCATAAACAGGGGGTGTTTTACCAACCCGTTGTTTATCTACAGTCTCATAAAATAATAAATCTTGAACATTTGGAGATACAAATGTTAATACTGACTGCCTTTGAGGGCTTGGTTGATTTCTCTGTACAGGCACTTTTCTTATTAAGCTTCAGTTAGTGTATAACGATATCCAGTGAAATACACTAAATCTACTGTGGACGAAGCCCCATAATCACTTGTTAAATCTTTTTTAGTAACTCCATCTAGTTCGTATACTGTTCCAGTTCCTTGTGTAGAAATTTGAACTATATATTTATTGGTGTTGCTGTTTACATTAGTTTTGCCTTCCATTATAGCAGTTCCAGTAGCACCAGAACTTCCATCAAAAGTAATAACTCCTGCACTAGTTACACTAGCAACTCCTGCTCCACTTTCAGTAGCCGTCGGGCATTTAACATGGACTGGATGATCAGGACCAACAGAGATTAAATTCACTAAACCTGCTGGTATAATAATATCATAAGCAGTTCCCCCATCAACACTAACTGAAAGGCTACCAACAGCATTAGTGTTTTTTATAATTAATAACCCCTCATGTTGAGTTGAAAGATCAAGGGTTCCTACATCTATAGCACCACCTGCAACCAAAGCCCTAGCTCCTCCTGATGCATACTCATTAAATGGGTTTGTATTACTATATGCGGAGGCTGATGTGCTATATGTCTCACTATGTACATGATTACCATACACCAGCCTAACATTTCCTGAGATTGAAGTTGGCATCCTTAATTATAGGTCTAAAGCAAGTAAATAGCAAGCTCTTCACCCCTATAGTACTTGTGAAAATTAATTGACTTATCACTATATAAACCGAATATCAAATATGGAAAAAATATTTATTGCCACCCCAACATACGGATATCAAGCATTTATAGATTATATGCACGGTTTGATTAACTTTGTTGCTAGTTCATCCCCAGAAGATCTAGAATATGAAACATCTTTACACTTACATTCTGGATCTTCCCTAGTTACACACGCTAGAAATAACTGTGTTCTTGAATTTTTAAAGACTGATTGTACAAAACTTCTATTTATAGACTCCGATATAGGATTTGAACCCGAAAACATTTGGAGGCTTTTAAGAAAAAATGAAGATGTAGTCTTAGCTCCTTATGTAGTTAAAACTTATTCAGGGGAAGAAAACAATAATTTTATTGTTCACTATAAAGATCCAAGCAACATAGCTGTCGATGAACAAGGTTTTATAGAGATAGAAGCAGGTCCAGCAGGTTTTATGATGATAGATAGAAAAGTTTTTGAAAAACTACACGAATCCTATCCTGAGAAAAAAGTTTTTATACGCCACCTTATTGAAGGGGTAGTAACAGAAGAACCAAACTACTACACATACTTTGATTGTAGTACTTCAGAAAATGGACACTCAGGTGTAGGTGAAGACTTAGCCTTCTGTAACCTATGGACAAAAATAGGTGGTAAAATATATTGTGATGCCTACGCAAAGCTTACTCATTGTGGTTCAAGATTATTCAGTGGAGCTTTAATTGAAACTTTGGTAGAGAAAGAAAACCCGCCTAATTAAACACTAGAAGCTTCTCTAAATATCATCAAAGCAGCTTCAGAGGGACTCATATCTCCTGAAGATAATGCAGCAGCTAACTCAGGCATCGCCATAACTAATTCTTGTATGTCTTGCATCTGTTCTTGAGACTGTTCGGATTCATCTAAAGGCTGCCCATAAATAGTTTGATATAAATCTACTAAAATTTCTTCACTAGGTGATATGACTTCTTGAACCTCCGCTTCAAGATTAGAATTTTCTTCGGCTTCTGCCATATCCGCTACAGAAAGATCATCACCCTCTTCAGGTAATACATTCACAAGTTCTTCAAGCATATCATCTGCGCTAGGCTCTCCAGTTGATTCCATTGTTTGTTCTGCTACTTCTGCCATAATATTAATTGTTTATAAAAAATAACCCCGATCCCCATTTTTGCAAGAGGATCGAGGTTATTGTGAAGTATTTATGTAAGGTTCCTTTTAAGAACCCCACATTAAATTAAACAGCAGCAGGTGTAGCGGAATCTCTCTTGAAGAGAATCACATAACCAAAGTCTGTCTTAATAGGCTTGGAAGCTGAAGCCATGATACCCCTGAAGAAACCAATGTTTCCATCTGGGTTACGCACAATATCAGGAATGTTAGTCCACTTGAAGTCACCTTTATAGCTGACTGGATCAAATGAAAGACCATTTACATTAGTGACAGGCGCAGGAATCAAGGACTCCATTACATCTTGGTGTAAGATGTAAGCTACTTCGATAGCAGCACTATCATAAGCTGAGTTCATTACAACTTTCTTGTTTGAGTGGTCTACGTCGTAGACAGGTACTTCAACAAGGTTGTCGTTTCCACCAGTTAGAGCTGCGTTGAAACGTGGAAGCATGTCATCAATCAAGTGATAGAAACCTCTGAAAGACTTCTCAACACCTAAAGGAGCAATAAGCTCACTCACTCTAGAATTGTTGTAACGTACATCATCACGGAATCCAGACTCAGTCATCAACTGATAAGATGCTTCTGATGAGCAAACCAATGTAAATACTGGTCTACCATTCTCAACTCCATGTGCATTGTTTCCAGCACCTTTACGCACAAGTTGGAAGTAAATCTTATCCAAAAGAGCGTTAGAGATGTTTGCAGTCGCATCTACAACATTATCACCTGTTCCACCATCACCACCAGCAGTAGCAGCAGCATCTACATCTAAAAGCTCAGATGAGTCAGTAGAGTGTGTTGCTTTACCTTCAGCTCCAGTAGCAAAGATAGAAGAAGCAGTTTTAGCGTAAACAACATTGTTACATACCTTATCGTACTGTTGACGATAACGATTCTCCCAAGAAGAACGAGTGGACTCTTTAAGCAAATCCATAATCGCACGGAGTTGCTCTGTGCGGTGGGCTGCATAACGAAGCTCTTCTACATTGATATGTGGAGATTCAATGACAGCTCTACTAAGGCTGTAAGTTTTAAGCACTTTAGAGAAGTCAATGTGGTTAACATTATCTCCACCTGTTGGTGCTGCTGTAGTAGACTCAGTTGTGTTAGCAATAAAACCAGCAGAAGCTGATCCTTGTGTAGTACCTAGAGCACTCCAGTTAGTACCTACAAGAGCAGCAGATTCATCAAGATCTGCGTCGAGAGGAGACACGGGGAGAGCACGGTCATAAATCAAAGTGTTGAGTGTATAACCCATTCCTTCTGGGAATGTAGATTGTTTAATAAGATCAATCCAAGGGCTGGTGTGAAGAGTTGCTTTATGTATATCAGCACCAATTCTACCCGCTTCTTGGGTCAATATTGTGTTAATAGTTTGATCCGCAGCCGATCCTGATGCGGGGGCTGACAGAGTGTTTGGAGGTCCAAAGGCCATTTTATTTGTTTTCTAATTGTTAAGTTATAGTAGTACAGACCTCTCCTGTTTCGTTCTGGAGACGATCTAATTAAATATTTATGTAATCTACTGAACTAGAACTATTTATGGCTAGAGCAACCAAGTAGATTGAGTATGGAACGGAACACAGCCCATTGATAACTTCCCACTAGAACTATTTATGGCTAGAGCAACCGTATGAGTTGTTAACATATATAAAATAATCTTATTTTTTATATATGCAACAGGGTATTTTATAGTACTACCTTAGTACTGAAATTAAGATCAGCCTTAAGAATAATAACGTTTTTTAGCTTTCTTTCTAGGTGTGGTACTACCACCCATACCGTTCCCTTGGTAAGACTTTAATATCTGTTTCTTAGTCTTTTTTCCGTCTGACTTATTCATGTAATTAGGCATCTTTTAATATATAGCTTATTTGAATTTTTTACAGTGGAAATTTTTAGACTCCATGCTTAGATTAACATATGAAGAAAATAATTGTACTACTCGGTCTAGCTTTTGTAGCACTCGCCAACGTCGCTTGCGACACAACCAACGCTAAAGTAGGTCTACCAATTCCATTCACAGACCCAGCAGTAAGGGTTAATCTTGAAACACAGGTTACACCACTACCACCTAAAATCTGTGTTGGTCTTGATGTAGTAGAGGATTAATCCTCTACTACTCCTATTTTTCCTTTATACCTTTTTCTACAGCGTCCATAAAAGAGATAACAACTGCGGTTCCTTTTTTATCTTCTTTTTTAGACTTCTTTGCTTTCTCTTTTGCTTCGTCACTAAGGTCATCAAAATGAAATAGTTTCTCACTGTCTTCATTATGCTCTTTGCCCGTGTGGACTTCACCATTAGGCATTTTATGTGACTCTCCTTTATAAAGAGTTCCGTCTTTTAAATAGTGTGGTACACCTTTCATTTTTTACTTTTTTTCTTTTTGGGTTTGTATTTTCTACCAGTTGCTCTGATAAATGCTTTTCTCTCCGCTTCTGTATACTTAGCGTTTTGTTTCCCCTCTGCTGTAGCTTTTCTTTTTCTACGTGTTCCTGCTGCGTATTTTGCAGAAGATAACATCTTAATAGCTCTTTCAGGTAAGTAACGCTCCCCTGTTTCAGAAGACTTCTTACCAGACTTAGTACGCCACTTTTGTTTAGTCCAATCTTTTAAGGACTTCTGTGATTTTTTCAAAGCCATTACTTATAACCCCCACCTCTTTTTTTGTACATCATAGCAAGTAACTGAGCTTTACGTGCAGACCACTGACCTGCTCTGCCCCCCTTAGTACCTGCCAGAATCTGACGGAACAATCGCTTACGCATCGTAGGCTTTGTATAATTACCTGCTTTATTAACTGTTGATTTTTTCTTAGCCATCACCAAAGTTTTCTACATGCCCAATAACGGGCGGTTGTTTTGTCTTTTGCGGTCTGACAATTATGCCTAGCCCTAAAGTTTTTACGCCTTTTAGGATCTTTATGTTGCCTAAAGTCTTGATAATCTCTATGACCAAAACCTACTTTTTTAATCTTATTCCCTTGCTTGCCAAGAACAATAAACTTCTTTTTACTTCCCGCAGGAGCTTTCTTCGGTTTATTAAAACCAGCAAACTGCTCACCTCTCCATAGGATCTTTCCTGAAGGTAATCGTTTGAATTTTGCCCTAGCCATATGCTAGTATAAACTACTTTTACGTCCCACTCAAGGCTGCACTAATAGCCTCTTCAAATGATAAATCTGATGGCCTTTGAGAAGCAGTATCTGATTTTGGTGATCCAGAAACAGTAGGTTCAGCGTCTTCATACTCAGCTAATTTGCTCATAAGTAAATCAGCTTCAGCACGAGATGATAAATACTCACGAACAATAGTAGGTAAAATTTGAGCAGCTACGGAATTATAAGCAAAATCTACAGGATGTACCACTGATGGATCGAGGTCTGAAGCTTTTGCTTCTATAGAAGACATATCTAAACCTTCTACTCCAGAAAGAAAAGGGAGTTTTTCACCAACTCTTTTTACTACGTTTCTAGTTATACTTTTACGTATCTCAGCTTTTTCAGCTACCTCTGCTTGTTGTTTTTGTTCCTCTAAGTAACGGGCTTCTTTTAAAGCTTCATCAGCGTTGTCAAATAACTCATTACGTCTTTCAATGATAGGATCAATGTCTTCAATTATCCTATAGATAGTTGATTTATCTCTGTCAGTAGCTTCAGGTAATAATTCAACTAGTTTTTCATCTTGCTGTTCAGCATCATCTAAAGCGATAATGTCAACAAGCCTGTCGTAATCAGCGTCGTACTTCTCAGCAATAACAGACGCTTTATCCATTAACCTATTTAAAGGTTCACTTACCGCTTCTTGATACTGAGCTGTGTTTTCCAAATCACTAAAAGATTTTTCAATCTCATACTGCCTAAGAGTTTCTTTTAAAGAATCTACATCTTTGTTTTCAGCAATAGCTGACAACTCTTTCATTTTATAAGACTGTTCTTTAACAGTTTGTCTAAGAGTGTCGAGTTCTGATTTATTACTTTTAAGTTCGTCTTTTAACTGTTTAAACCTGTTAGCTGCTTTAGGTGTCCAGTCATCACCAAGATCTTCTGATAGTTCTTCTATCGGATCATCTGTATTTGGTTTTTCTTTAGCCTCTTCTTCAACTTCTTCTTTGTCTGCCAAAGGAGGGTCTTCTGTATCCTCGATTTCTGGTTTTAATTCTTCTTCTTTAGGCTCTTCTTTTGTTTCTTCTGTTGCAACCTCCTCTAAAGGAGAATCTGTCATATTAGTCAAAGCAGCATCTAAAGCATCAAGAAAACTATCCTGTGTAGTTTCTTGAGGTAAACTTTCAACAGAAGCTGTTGAATCTACTTCAGTTACTTCTACTTCAGGTGCTTCTACTGTTGCGGTGTCTGTATGTGATTCCATTCTTCAGGTGTTACGTTTGGTTGTTTATCGGCTTGTAATTTAGTTAGTTTATGTAAATCACTGAAAGCATCACGATATCCTGCGTACCATGCGTGACGGTTGCTGTTAATCTTCTCGTCTCCAGCAACTGATCCAAAAGTTGGCCCTGCTGTGTCTTTGAGAATTGCGACTGCCGTTTGAAAAGCCTCAGAATCCAAGATCGCTCGTAATTCTTCAATTCGTTTAACATCTTTGAACCACCTATCTATTGGGATAGGCAAGGCAACTTTTTTTGGCATCTATAGTTTATTGTTTCTGCAAGTCCATTGCCATCTTTGCGTCACGCAATGCTTGCTCTTGCTCAAACTTGGCTTGTTTTAACTGCATGTCAAGTTCAGCTTTTTGTTGGGCCATTTGTAACTTAATCTGATGCTCTTGCATTTTAGTACTCATCACAGGATCTCCACCGTCTTGAGGGGTTTGGCCCGCTTGCGCTGCTTGTGCTGCTTCACGTTGCATCTTTTGAACCTGTTTTGAGGTGTTATTTATCATCTCTTCTGCAAATTGAAGGGCTTGTTTTGCCTGACCAACCAAACCTTCTTGCATAGGATCACCTGCTAACTGCTCCGCAGTCATTGCAATGTGCTCATAAAATGCCTGTAATGCAGGTAAAACCTGTACAGGATCTGCCTGACCTGTATTTAATTGCTCAATTAAACCTGTCAAAGCTGGAATATGCTCTGCCAAATGAGCTGCGTGTAATTCAGTCGAAACCACAGGAACAGAAATGCCTCCTGATAACTGTTGGTTTTCAAGATATGCAATTTTACTATCCACTGTCTGACGAGCACCTTCCATCACAGGAGCATACCTGTCAGCTAAATCATGCCCGACACGAGTAGAAACTATATCACGAGTAAGGTTCTTACGACCAACCTCATCAAACGAACCTGATATAGCTTGTAACTCCCGAAGGGCAACCAATCTATTCGCATACGAGCCATTGCCAATAGATCGGACGGCTTTTGTTCTAGCCAAATCCAATGTCTTGATAAATGATTCCTGTACCCCTCGGTCTGCACACCTACTATAAAACTCGTTAAGTTCCTTGTCTTTCTTGCCGTTTACTATCCTCCTAACAATCTCTTTAAGTAACCTGTTCCATGAAGCATAAAACAAGTTTAAGGATGCACCAGACAACCTAGTCTGCACATCCATGTCAGCAACCACCTGCATCTGATTCTTGTACGGTGAACTCTGATTAGGCCCATATGTACTTATAGTATCAGTATTCAAAGCTAACTGATTTGATATGTCGTTCAGTGCTGGCTGCACACCAGTACTCAAGTTAGGTGCTGCCTTCTCAATAATATTAACGTTGGGGGATAGGACGGCATATGCTCCATAATACGTAAACCCTAATTCATCTAACGCCCTCTGGTTTTCGGGTTGAATCATAACTGCCGATCCTAACATCGCACCGTCAATCATCTGGCAACGCAATCGGTTGCTTGTCTGAATGTGGTTAAAGATACGATGCCCCAACCCCCGCACCGAATGATATGTTCCATTCGAGCCTACACCATACGTAAACATAACATACGCATGCTCTGGCTTTTCGTAGCGGGAAAGTTTTTTATATAAAAAATATTCACAATCTTTTTCAGTAGATATGTAATGAGAAATACTACCATCTAATTCACGTACCCAAAAATGTAACACAGATACCGTAGGGTTTTGATACCCCTCATGTATGTCGTTGTTTTTTAACTCAGATTGTAAAGACTCCCAATCATCATAAATGTTTTTGTGATTCCTACGCCCGCTTGTAGTAACATGTTTCAAAAGAACTTTCCTTACCTCTTCAACATTCCAACCCACTTTACTAGCTGCTTCTGGATTTTTTATGAAATTAAATAACTCATGTATGTGATACTGCCTACGACCAATCGCTACATCAATAGCCGACTCAGATGCGGGCGTTTGCCTCGGAATCAAAAAATCTGCAAAACTACCTACTCTAAACTTCCAATCATCAGGGGTATCAAAGTAAGTGATCCCTGTACCATGTTTGATGAACGTCGTACAAAGACGAAGGTAGTGAGAATGAAAATCAGGCCAACTACGCAACAAATGAGTTATCTCCTCAGAAACAATATCCTCCTGTTGAGTAATCTCGCTAGGCTCTCCCTGCGTACCCTTTACCTCCACTAGTTTTTCTAGTGAAGAGTAAAGGTCTACGTAGGCAGATAGCGATATATCCAAAAGACGTTGAGCCTCTCCGAAATTCAAATTAGTTTTAAGACCCTGACCACTCGCATTCAGTTGCGCTTGATTGTAGGGATTAGCCCCATCAAACATTGCGTCTACTCTGGCTCTGTTTACAGACGATTGCTCATCAGCTTTGCGAAGCCCTTGAAATATTTTTAAGGCACTTTTTACATCTTTAATACGGCTTTTCATCGGCTTGCCTTCTTTGTCAAAAGCAGCTAAACCGTCAAGCTCATGCATGGCATCTGGATCAGTATACATTAGTCAATAAATTTAAGGCCAATTTAGCTTTCTACAAGGGTGAATCTGATCCATGTACCTTGAGTCAGGAATCATGAATCAGGGATCACCATACAGAGTCTACCAACGCTTGCACTTGAACATATCGATTGCACCCTTCGTAATCATATAAAGCAACATATTTTTTTCCTGACACATTAGTTTTAGTAGATACCATATAAAGTTTACCTGCATTCGGTCCTCTTCGGGGAGGTTCCATGCAATAAACAGCTCCATACTCAGTAACGGAATATCTAGGGTGTTCTGGAAGGGGGCGAGCATTAATACGGCCTTCGATAATCTCTCTAGTCAATTTAGGAGGGGCGCTTTCACTAAATAATAAGTCAGCTAGTTTTTTTACGTCGATAGATAGTTGCCTACCTGCTTTTGTGTATATACGACAATACCACCGCCCGCTCTTATACTGCGAACGGAGTCTTCTGCCTTTATTGTATACAAAACCATGCTGATCTATCTCATATTTCGTATCAGGGATAGGTCTTTTTTCGATATCTTCTATTAATTCGGTCATGTTACCATGATACATAGAAAAGAGTTTGAATCAATATTTTCATTTCAATTAATATATATTTCCTTTAATATAGTTTATCATATGATAAATTATATTAAGAGAATTATATATTGTTTGGAATTAGTTTTGTTGCTTTTCAATTCTTTACCCCCGCTTAAACCTGTATAACCCGCTTTATTTTGTGAGCGTATCCTTTGTGTTCTCTACATCTTTTTTCTTACGCTTTCTTTGAGCCATTATTCGCTCTTTGTTTTGTAGATAATAAGCTCTGTTGTATGCTTTTTGTTTTTCTTGCCATCTTGGGTCTTCGTTTCGCTCTCGTTCTCTCTTACGTGCTATTTCTTCTTTATTTTTTTCGTAGTACTTTTTTTGGTATTCTAACCGTTTTTTCTTGTTGTTTTTGTAGTATTCTTGTTTTTTAAGGTTCGCCATTCTTATTAATATGAGCGGGTAAAAATAAGTCAAATTTTTTCTTAAAGCCCTCGTATATATAGGTCAATCTGAGAGAAAAGTTAGCACCCTACGGGTGGGGTGGTATAGAAAATGAATCATGTGCCATGATCCATTTATTAAGTAGTGTTCGCTTCGCTCAAATAATTGGGAAATTCTGGCGCATCGGAGATGCTGCCAATTTAAGCGGATATGCCACCAGAATTCGAGACTCAGGGCGCAGGGCGCTAGAACTCAATTAAAAGGGCGCAAGCTCAAATTAATGAACCTTGCGCCCTTATCCCTATAATATGAAGCCTTTTCTATGAATCTAGGTTTTCTTGATTGAACTTTTTAATTTCAGATAATTTTTTTAATATCTCCTTTCTTTTTTTCGGGTGGTTTTTGTTTCGGTGGAAATCTTCCACTAATGCTCTGGTCATTTCCTGAGAATAAGAAACAGCTTTTTCAAAGCTGAGTTTTTTAAACTGTTTAGAATTTAAATATTTCATTTTGTTTAATCTTCGTCACAAGCTCCGTAAATGTCCACTGGTTCATCATCATGAGGATTTAACTTATCTATTTTCATAATTCGCTAGATATAACATTAAATTGGATTCTGTTTGTGTTTCTGGTTCCGTCCGTGGCTAGTGCTTGCCACGTCTCAAGAACGATTGAATCCTTGCTTAAATAAGGCTCTACCGATTGCGCCCAATCGGTCAAATGATCAGCAAATATGATGCCTTTTTTAGTGTTGAATATAGTTTTGCTAAACTGAACCCATCCGCCAATTGTAGGCGAATTATGAAGCGTTTTAATTTGTGGAATTTGTAATAACTCTAATCCAAGCGGTTCGAGTTGCTTATCAATAGTTTTTAAATCTGGATAGTTTAAAAACTTACCATTTGAATTAATCCGAGAATAAAAAGGAGCTAAAAAGGTAGTCTGTAAAAAACTAGATTCCGAAATTTTAGTTTTTTCAATTTTAGTAATCATTTGAATCATCTTTTATAAATTTAGTTTCGTAGTCGAATCTGTAAAAAGCGTTTTTAATTGGGCATAGTTTAAACCCAATTGGGTAACAATATTCTTTAGCTTCCTTTTTGTCTTCTGTTGCGAATTCGAAAACCGGTTCTAAATCCTCTGGATAATAATAACGGCTTATAATGTATTTTTTTTTCATAGTTATTTTTTAAATGAAGAGTGGGCGCAAATTTTGCACCCACTCTATTGGTTTATTTTTTTATTATGTACAAGGCAAACATAGCAAGCGCCCAAAGTAGCGCCCAAATAATGCAAGCTTCCATAGATTAGGCTTTTAAAGCTTCTTCTAGGTTATCGACTGCTTGCGCCTTGTTGATCTTGTTGTTAGCTTTTTGCTTGTCGAATTCCATTTTATTAGATAATAACAAGCGCCCTTTTTCCGCTTCCGCTTCGAGTTCATTATCATTTAGAACTTTATGAAGCCAAGAAGTAAACTTAACTTTTTGATCTGCGCCAGTTCCGAATTCTGAAGAATGGAATTTATTCCATTTTTTGCGCTCGTTGTCGAGGCGCTCTTCTTCCGTTGCGTTTTGTTTAAGCGCTCTAGTCCTTCCGCTTCCGTCTCCACTTGTATAGAATTCTGTTACTCCGTTAAACAAGTCATAAAGCGTATTACATGAGTTTTGACCTTTTCCATTTTCGGCTAGTTCTTGAACGGCTAGAATTTGATTAAATGATCTTGAACTTAATTCGTCCCCTACTTCCAAACCTTTCCAAGATGCGAAAAGTTTTGCAGCTTTTAATTTATCACATTCAACACTAGCAAATTGTTTTAGCATAGATTGAAATAAATCCCGCCCACTAATCAAGGTAGCAACAGTTTTCCCAAATTGGTCAAGTCTACCTTTTGCGCCTTTAGTTTTACGGAGTTTTAAATAAAGATCGCCTTTATTCGCCAAGCTTGCTTTTATGGTGTTATCACAAACAACACGGATGGCGGAGTCATGAGCTTGCCCAGATATAGAGCCATTTGAGGATTGCATGACATTGATATAATTTTTGTATCTATCACCGTTTATAGTGCTTTCATCCGCTCCGTTAATTTTAAGAGTAGCGAAAAACCTTTTCCGTCCTTGGGTGGTTCCCATTGTGATAATATCGTAATCATATAAACCCTGTAAATTGGAGTCGATTGATTCCAAAAGTTCTTCATTCGTTATCGGGCAATAACTTTTTGATGGGGTTCCGATTGGGGCATGAATTCCGCTTTCTAGTTGAGTGGTTAAGATTTTGTTATCCTCACACTCAACAAAAAGCGAATTCAATTCTCTTAGATCCTCAATATTCAGACCGTTTTCAAGTTCGGCTTTATTGATCAGCTCTTTATATCTGTCTGGGTTTACCAGTGCAAAAGCATCACCCTCAAGAATATCATGTAATATTCTTGAATGGAGTATATAGCTTTCTGGATCTTCCTTGGCTTTTTCTAAAGTTGGGAAAATTTCCCTAACTTGATTATCTAGCAAATGCCATGCCCTTTCATCTATTTCTCTAGTTAATACGGTATCTTCAATTGTAATTCCGTGGCTCATAATATTATATTTATTTAGTTATTTTTATTTAGTTTAGACTCAAGTTTTAGTCATAAAAACTTGAAGCCGTGGCACTCCGAAAAGAGCGCCACGGATTCAAATTATTTTAATTTCAGTGATTTAATAATTTTTTTCCTTTTTTCCATTTCTCATAGAGCGCTTGTTCTTCTGCTTGTTTTTCAAAAGCATCAATTAAGCGGTCTTCTTCGCATTGCTTAATAAATTTTATCCATTTTTTATGCGCTTTTCTGGCTTCTTCTTGTTCCGCTTTTCTTAGTTCTTTTATTTCGCTTTTTGTGTTTTCGATAATTTGAAAACAGAAAAGAAAATAAATTACTAACAAGGTTCCAATAGCTAAAACTAAAAGCGCTAATTTTAGCGGATTAGATCCAAGCGTTTTAAAATCAATTAGATGATTAAAAAGGAAGTGAGCCGAAGCCGTCCAAATGATTGAGATAAAAAGGAAAGCCGTTAATGATTTAATAATGATATTTTGCATATTTTTTAATTTAGATTTAGCCTAAATTTTAAGCTTTTTCCGTCTCTTTTCAAGTTCTTTTCTGTATATTAAGTAAATAAATAAAATTAGTCTAAAGGCATTCTTTTAATCTGTATGATCTAAAAGGCTTCTTTTTAATCTGTATGATCTAAAAAGTTTCTTTTTAATCTGTATTATCTAAAAGGCTTCTTTTTAATCCGTATGGTTTAAATTACTTTTTTCATTTAGTTTAATCTGGTTTTATTGGTATTTAACTTATATTAGGTAAAATATTATTTTTTTCCTATTTTCAATAATTTTCATAAATTTAATTTTTTTCAGATTTTTCAAATTTTAGCCTAGATTCCATAAAGGCATCTGAGATTTAAAATGACATCCGAGATTTAGAAATAGGCATCCGAGATTTAACCCACCCCTGCACCTTGATTCCTGAGTCCTGCGACATGAATAGTGATTGAAAAAAAATAAAGAAAATATCTTGACTATGTTTTCGAGCTGTATATAATGGGTTTCCGTTACTCAAACAGTAATGAAACACAGCTCCCTCAGATAGTTTCTTATACGGCTTCTATCTGAGGGGGCATTAACTCTAAATAAAATAAACTATATGCAAATTCAAATGGGGAGAGTATCCCAAACAGATAGATATTGTAGCAGTCCTAGTCAGGATCATAAATGGGAAACCATTGCTAGTGGAAATAAGTCAGAGGCTATTGAACAGTTCCTTGATTTTCTAAATGATAGGAGTTCTGATGATGACTTCAGTATAGACAACTGGTGGTTCAGAACTAAAGCAGATAAGGAGGTATCAGCATGAAAAAACACATGAGCAGAGAGAACTTTTGTTATTCTCATATATGGGATTTATCCTATGCTTTAAAAAACCCATATGGGGAATATAAGAAAGATGCCTACGGCAGAATTATGATATATGATCATCCGCATGATGATTCATCTATCATTGATCTCCCCGAACCAGACAAGTTAGAATGGAGGGATGATCATTATGATTACACCTACGAACCTAAGAACGAGATAGGCATTGTCTTACGTAAAGAAGATATAGATCCTGACAATGAATTAACAGATGCCCAATGGCTAGAGTGTGTCGGTCGATTCAACAGAGGTAAAGTTGATATAGGATCTATTGTGGAAGAAATACAAGATGCCTGTGAAGTAATCGTAAATGAAATGGAGGTATCAGAATGAATGAAGAAAATAAAGAAACAAAGTATTTTAGTGCCTCTTGTAATTTAAGTTTTACAGCGAGTAGTTACGGGGAAGCTTGTGAGCAACTACTAGAATGTTTAAAAGATTCAGTTAACAATAAAGATTTTACATCTTGGTTTATAAACGAAGAATAATGGCTACAGAATTAAACAAAGCAATACACAGAGCTGTAGAATTAAATGGTGAATCTTATATTGTTTCATTGGAGCCGAACCCACCAAGGGTGACGCTCCGAAAGAAACGCCATAAGAACTTAACCAGTGAAACCGCCCTTGCAGATTTACTGGAGGCAGATGAAAGAGAAACTCAGATGACTCAAAGAGATTGGGATTCAATCGGCAATTATAAACCATCTGATATAGATTACATTCATCCGAGTGATTTAAAGATGTGGGCGAAGTACAGCTATTCAAAGTTTAACGACGCATGGAATGAGTACCAGTCCGTTGTGAGAAAGAAACAACTAGCCGATATCCTGTGGCATACAGACGGCTCGATAGAAATAGCAATTAGACCAGAATGATATACGCAATTTTAATCATAGGAGTGTATGTTGGTATCGTTCTCATCTGTCTGCGACTGCTAAAAAAGTTGCACGAACAGGCAGATGAGATACGTATACACAACGAGCGTATCTTAGAATACAAAAAAAGAATCAATTCACTATCAGAAAGAATGGAGGAACTAAACGATGCCGAGCAATCACATATCAAATGAACCCTACCATGAATGGTTGAGGGATGTTATTAGTAGCAAACCAAAACTGTTTACGCATGACTTCAACATCTCATTCTCCGTTGATTCCCTTCACCTTGATCCTTGGATGATTAGCGATGAAGTATTAGTAGCTTACCTATTCAAGAGGATCAAAGAAGCTAGAGAGTCAGGGTGTTTTAAAGAAGCATTGAAACACACAGAGACAATGGAACCTGAGACAGATTTAGACTTATGATAATACTAGTAGGAATTAGAGTGAAATGTTAGATTCAAATTATATTACAGAGGAGGCTAAACTTTTATCAGGGTTCTACGGAGACTACATAAAAGATGTTAATTACTATACGGCTCTAGCCATTGGGAACGGATCTGATTCTCAATACATAAGAGCTTTACGTAAAGAACTAAAATTAAAATGGTACAAGATAAAACTAGAAAAGGACAGGGAGGATATGGAGGCACAACTAGAGAGGGAAGAAAAAGAAGCCGAGCAAGACCGAATAAAACTTAAAAAGAAATGGTTAGAGGAGAGGCAAGAATATTGGGATGCTTTAGAAAAAGAAAAAGAGAGGGAAGCAGAAGCAGAGGCAGAAAGAACTGAGAGATTAAAAGTACTGATGTCTCCTGAGCGTAAAAAGAAATTGATGCGTCGGTTTGCGTTAAGGCAACCTGACTTTAAAAGTTTCCCAACTGTAAGACCTGATGATGAAGAAGTTTACGAAAACCACTTAACTCAATTTGGAGCTGCTTGCGAGAAGATGCCTTCAAACAATCCAATGCAACTTAACTATTCTTTATAAAGTGAACCTAATAGAACCCGAAGTAGATATAAGTTTATGAACACAATATATAAAGTAACAACTAACGAAATGGATGGGTGCGACTACCCAACAGCAGGTACACAAACCAAATGGTTTAAAAACAAAGCAGACGCAACTCGTCACGCAAAAAAGTTTAATATGAATTATAATAAACTAAAGAAACGAGAGCGTAAGTTTCATTCCACCGCAGAAAGTTTTGGGGTAGAGGCTCCAGAACTTCTTAAAGCTTTACGCCAAAAGTTCCTTGAGGAATATGGGTGTGTGCCTGAAAGTGAAGCTACGTTTGAAGCCCATCACTATTTAAGTACACAAGAATCTGTAGTAAACCTTTTAAATAAATTCACATCATGACAATACTAGCAGGAATAGTTATCTGGTTTGCGTTGATCTATCTTGTACTAAAGTTCTTCGCTGTCTCCTCTGAGATAAATAAAGATTAATAGAATTGGGTATTGCGTCGGAGATCAATACTCTGGTTAGTTTCATAGACCCGTCAGGTAAGCGCATAAAACCTGACACTAATTTTAACCATATGAACCCTGACTCCTGTATTCTGGACTAGGAATAAAGCTAGAGGAGAACTCTAGATGAGGTGCCTTTTTTGCATAGTTGTTCATGGCATCTTTGATGAACACCTAGTTCAGACTACATGAGTCAGGATATTTTCATGCTTGCTTTTAAAGCATTTTAGAAATATTGTTAAATAACATGAATATTTTGAGAATATACTTTGAGGAGTATCAACTCTTAATGACCATGCAAACTAAAAACAGACGAGTAATGCCAGAGACATTTAAAGTTTATCCTATCTTTAGGAATGAGCATGGTAAGAACCCCAGAGTAGGGGCTGAAATAGAAATGTCTCTAGCAGAAGCCAAGTTAATTTTACCTAGCCAATATTTCCATGAGTGTTAAAAGCTATATAAAAACAGATTCCGATAGTGAATATGATTGGATTGCCATGCTAAACCAACAAGGTTTCTATGAGATTCTTGGGGGTGTTAAAAATTCAAGAGTACTCCTGTATAGGAATAAAGAAAAACAAAAAAGCGTAGATACTTTTAAATATCTTGCACAAAAACACGGATCTAGATCAGCGACGATACCCTTCAGTAGTTTTGTGATGGTTTAAATATCTTCGTGACTATAGAATCTTGGGACGCTTTTATAAACTTGGTCTATTATATTTAATCTACGTAAAAACTCTTGGTCTTGCGTAGAATTATATTTATCCTTTATCTTTTTCCGTAAGGCTACGTGAGTTTCTTTTGGGGTTTCTGTAAGTCCCTGCATTAGATACTTATATCTCCGCTTACCAAACTGCGCTCCAAAAACAATATCTCGCACTTCTTTATCTGTCATACCGCCAAGAGATTGTATGTTTTTAAGTGTGTGCGCTACTTCTTTATCTATACGAACTCTGTGATCCACTTCATTTAATATAAGTTTTTTGATCTCAAGATCAGTCATAGGACTATCTTTTAACACTTCATTCTTTCTAAGAGATATGTTTTGTGATTCCCTACGTGCATCGAATAAATATCTCCGCATACTCCTAAACAAATCAATCTTGTGTGGTTTTGCGGGTAAGAATTCTCTACCTATCCGTTTTAAAGCCTCTTCAATGGAGTTAACTTTACTTATCTTGGCTGCCTCAATAGCTGCTTTCAGCATAGGTGGGTTAACAGCTTCATCAAATAAGAACATAGCTCCCTTCATAAAAGCGAGTTCCGTTGAGTCTCTTTCTTCCCATATCTTTTTATTATTCTGTGGGTTCCTGTTTTTTAAGAAGCTACTCAAAGCACCTGCGAATATCTGTTCATCTAAATACTCATCAAATATCATACTCTTTACAAGAGTAGCGCCCATCTTAGCTGGACTTTCTCCTGATAAACCTTGTTCAATGGTACGTAAAAAGGGATCTACCAGCAATGAGTAAGGGTTGATATATGTCATATCAACTGAATACAAGTCCCCATCCTTCCCTTTGAAATAAAAGAAAGTATGGTTTTTGAGGTAAGATGGGAGCGTTCTTCTCAAAGCTTGATCCTCGTCATCTTCCACATCAAGCACTTGTCTGAGCATAATTGGGAGTAACGCAGATAACCCTACTGTGGTAAAGGTAAGACCGCCCATTCTAGCCATGCCTCTTCTTTTGATTACAGGATTACTATCACTCATTTCTTCAATCGCAAGCAATGGAGTGTTAACAAATATACGTACTAACTCGCCTTTGAATCGAACGAATGGTGCGAACATGGTTCCATAAGGGGGTTTAGACAATCCCCCAATCAAAGGAGCTGATCTACTATAAGATTGTGAAGTCCTCAGAACTTTATCTGCTGCTTCCTGCTCAAGTTGCATTTCGTCCATTTGAGCATATTTATCATTTCGACCTGCTTTTATTGAATCTTCTTTAGCTTTTTTAAGTGATTTAAGTTCATATTCAAAATAGTATATCTTATAAAAACTATCCATTGCTGCTGATAGTGTACGTAACTTATCATACAACTTCTTTATGGGTTTAGGTAACTCACTTACTTTTCCATTTACTTTATCTAAAAAGTCTGCTCCTCCTTCTGGATGTGCTACGATATCGTCAACAGTTTTACGCATATCATCCATCATTTTGTTTGGAGTTATCTCACCTCTGAAAAGCTCCTCTAAAAGTTTTGGTCTTATCTCGTCTTCAATTATATTTAAAACATCTAGTTTCAAATAGTATGCGTTTATAGCTTCTGGTTGAAATACGCCATCAAGATATATACCTCTTTTACGCCATACTTCTTTTATTAACCCACTCGTTAACCCAACAGGAGCTATTATCCCTTGGGAGGGGGCAAAGTATAACATATTACTGAGGGCGTTTCTTATGTAGAAACCTACAGAACCTAATGTTTTAGCTCCCATCGATAAACCTGTAAGCCAACCTGCTGTTTTAGCTATGTTCTCTGCTATTATTGTAGCGTCATCAGTTGCTTTATCTAAACTCAACCCTTTTAATATAGACTGTAGTGCTGTTTTTAAATCTTCTGGGACGTAGTATCTGCTGTTTCTTGTACCACTTATAACAAACGGATCAAATCTTGGATCAGCGTTGTTTGTTATTTTAGTGTACCTTTTACCCTCTGAGTCTTTTTGATCTTTTAATTTGTCATTTAAAGTCTTTGCTTCGTCGGCAGTTACGAACCATTTATTTTCTTGCTTAGAACCAAACTCAACCAAGTTCCGTAGGAAAGATTGTTTTGATGCCATGATAGCTACGTGCATATAAGTTTTCATTATAGCATCATACCCTGTAGCATCTTGTTCTTCTCCCATGAAGTTACGTAGGACTAAAGGTATCTTTCTACGTTTCTTTAAATTATTTGTTAGAACTGTTTTAATTGGTTTAGCATTCTCTTTGTCCTTTACCAGTAAGGAAGCGTCAACATCTTTGGGTACATATTGTTCCAAGAATGCTTTCATCTCAGCTTCGATTGGATTAGATAAGTCAGCTCCTTTTTCTTTATCTAGATTAAGTTCAGCTTTTGCTAACTTTCTAGCATCCTCCATAGAGAATACTTCATAAACTGTCTCACCATTTATCGTATCTCCTTTGATCCCTGCTTCCTTGGCTATGATTCCTTCAGATAGGTTTTCTGATTCATCTGTCCTTAAAAACTTATATCTCCTCTGTAAGTAAATCTGTCTAGCTCTTTCATTTACATACTGTTTTTCAAAATATTCTGCTGCTGCGCTACGCCTTTCTACATAATAATCGGCATCTGATTCCATCATACGTTCAGCAAATCCCGCTTCTGAAAAAAGTTTATATGATCTTGTAATATAAACTTCTAAGTTAGCGTCAATAGTAGCTGCTAAAGAATCGGCAACACCTTCACTATTTGGGTAAGAGTCTCTTATTGCTTTTGAAAACTCATCTGTCTTTTTACGTAGAGCTAATAAGTGTTTTGCTATCTCCTTTTTAGGGGTTACTCCGTCAGCTTCAAACCCACCAAGCTGTTCTATAGCTTCATTACGTAACCTACCAAGCTCCATTTTCTGGGCTTGGAAAGCTAATTCATATGCCTGATCTCGTAGATTATCTAATTCGTCTAGTTCTTTTCTTTTATCTGCGTGTTCTTGTGTGCCTACCTTTAGTTCATTTAATTCTGCATATATCTGTTTTTCTTTTTTACCTAGCTCTCTTTTGATTTTCTTTTTAACGCTGGTAGGCAGTTGTAAACCTGTACCATCTCCAGTAATAGCCCTAAACAAATGAACTGGAACTTCTCCATCTGGGTATTCTTTTGCTACATAATAGTCTAATAGTTTTTTATAGCGTTGCATTTCTTTAAATGCAGCGTTTCTAATTGCTATTGATTGCTGATGTAGTCTTTGTAGCCGTGGATCTTGTGAGCCTTTTAAACCATTCAACCACTTTTTTAGTTTTCGGTATTTCCCCCTGTACTCTCCCGTAGTCATAAGAGGAAGTGTTAACATACCTGCCAGATTACCATGCTTTAGTAAAAGGGTATCTGTTTCAGCTTCACCAGAAACTTGGGACTGTGACACTTCCACAGAAGTAGCCATATCAGGAGGTAGTTCTTGATCTGTTTCAGTGGCTTCTAGATGCGCTCTTAATACATTGACTGATTCTAATGGATTGTCTGGATCAAAGGCGGGTATATCAAATAAACGATAACCATACCTCATGGTGTTATAAGTATTAACAATCCTGTTGGTGGCTATATGAAGTCTTGCATTATCCTTATCTCTTTTTAAAAGGTTTGTTAACTTGCGTATGAAGTTTCTCATATACCTTAACAAACTCGCAAACAAACTTGGATTAGTTTTATAGAATCTTATTTCAGATTCAGTGGTAGTCCCCCTAAGACTTTTTTGAACTTCCATTCTAAGAAACTCTCGAACAATAACACGTTGTTCACTTTCAGCTTGTTCAGGATCATTCAACCTTATACTAGATTGCTCAACATCACCGACCTCGTTTATATAATAATCTCTTTGAATACTTGCTACATCTTCTGGAGATAAATCATTAAACAGCTCTGATATTTCTTGTGGTGTAAATTCTGCGTAGGTAGCAGCGTGTATTATTTCCTCTGAGATTACAGCACGTATGAGTCCTTTCGCACTATTTTTATTTAAACCTTTTACAATAGAATAAAGTTGTTTGGGGTCTATTTGTATAGTTGCCTCTACATCATTACCAACTTTGGAGTACTTAAATTCAAATGCCCTTGTGTTCTCATTAACTAGTTCCTCTGGCACAATACGCATAGGAACTCCAAATGTTTGAGCTACTATTGCAGCATCTTTTAACTGTTCTTTTAAAGTATCAAATTGTTCAGCTTCTATCTCCGTTAAAGAATCTAGATCTTCTATACTTTTAAGTACTTGTAACTGTGATTGAGAAGTCTCATCTAATATAGTTTCATCAGCATCAAGAGAATCATCTTTAGTTTCAACCTTTGTTGGAGTGCCTTCTTTCTTTTTTCTAATTTCTTCAAATTGTTTATTGGCATCTTCTCTTGAAATTTTCTTTTCTAAATAATCATCAATGACATCTAGTGATTCAGGAGCAACACTTCCCTCGGACTGTTCTGTTTGGAAGTTTCTAGGATCTGTCTGTTGTGTGGGGGTATCAGTAGTTTCAGTAGTATCTGGAGTCTTTTTTGTATCACCCTCTTGGTCTAAAGGAGAAAACACAGAAGTGAAATCCATTGATGTGTCACCCGCTGGTTTACGTAACTCTAATCGGAGTGCTGTTCTCCGCTCACGATCCGCAACTAATCTAGCTGTTTCAGGAGATCCTGTGTCTTCTAACCTTTTAATTATTTCATTTTCTTCTGCTCTACGAAAATTTTCAATACCACCACTAGCAAAAAGATTCTTCTTATCGGCAAGCGCACGAACTCCCGCAGCACCTTGACCTATAACACCTCCTATAGCTCCTGAATATATAGCAGATGATATCTTTTCAATCATCGGAGTATCTTGATCTAAAGCAGCATCAGTTATAAAACCATTTACAAAATCATCAACAGCCTCTTCAAAAAATTCTTCAGTTCCACTTCTTAAAAATCTTTGGTATGTTTGACTAAAAGTTTTTGGAGTGATTTCTTTAATCCTTTGGGATATAATTTTCTTTAACTGTTCTCCATATGTTTTTTCATTCGCTATCTTAGATCTCCGCATATTCTCTAAGATAGTTTTCTTCTGTCTAAAAGTCATACCCCTCAAGAAAGCATCATCGAAACCACCTGCGCCAACAGCACTAAACCCTGCTGTAATCAAACCTGTAGCCATACCCGCCATTAAAGCAGCTCCCATAGCAGCATCATGTTTTTCTGCATGAGTACCTTCGAGGTTAGAATATACTGTCGTATAAGTAGCTCCTGCCGACCTATTTGCAGCCGTTAAAAACAAAGCAGATGTCTGTACTCCCGCAACTAAATTAGATCTAGTTACATCTTTAACTTCTTTTTTAACAAGCTCTTCAGCTCCTTCTTTAGTAGTTACTTTCTTTGTTACGGTCTTTGTTACTTCTTTTGTAAGTAATTTATTATATGCGCTGATAGCTTCGGTAACAGTTTCTACATCAGGAGACCCCTTTATAATACCTTGCTTGATCAGTCTTTCTGCTTGCGTTAGTGTTGACTCTCTTGCGTTCCTACGTAAAGGACTCGCTACAAGGCTTTTAATAAGTCCCTTTGTAGTGAGTTTTGTACCTTGTTTTACGGCTAAGTAACCAGCCCCACCAAACCCTAAAGTACCAGAGCTTAATAAAATAGTTGCTGAAATATCAGTAACCATAGGAGCGATAGCTGTAGATACATCCATTACAAAACCAAAGTCTTTACCAAATACTTTTGCAACTTCCCGTCTATTCATCCTATCCTCTTCTTGAGCTACCAGATAATCAATAGCGCCTTGATTTTCAAAAAGGGCGGGTATAACTAAAGCTAACCCTGTGAATGAATCAGCTATTGAGTCCTTTATAGCACCTAGTTTGTTTTTAAAACTGCTGTAGTTTTTAGGGTTCTGTAGAAACTCATCTAATATTTCTCCATTAGATTTATTATTTTGCTTACCCTCCATCAAAGCTTTCGCCCATTTGTTCTCTACTGTAGAGTCTTTAAATAAATCATCGTATGCGGGGAACTGTTGTGTAAAAAAAGTTTTCCTGTAATTCTTTAATGAACGGACTTGGGCTTTACTCAAATCTTTTTTTAATTCAATAGCAGAATCAAATTTTGATTTATCTAATACAAGACCAATGTGAGGTATAACAGCTCCGTTTTTAGTTACTTTAATATTATCAGCAAGCTTATCTTTGTTTTCAATGAAAGGGATTTCCCCTCTTTGATACGATTCAAAAGAAGCTATTTGCTCTAAACTATTTATAATATCTGCATCCTGAAACCTGTTCCTTGAGACATCCTCCTTGATGTCTTTGTCACGAGAAAATCCTCTAGCTAATAAAGTCCGAGCTTTAGTAATCAGGGCAGAGGAGTCTTTATCTTTAGAAGGGTTATTAAAATACTTTTTACTATCAGAAACTATATCATCATAAAGGTTTTTATCTTCCTCACTATCAGAAAGTTCCGCTAACTCAGATCGTATTTGATTATCTCGTATCGCTTGAAAACCATTTACGCCTTTGTGTATAGGCTTCATAGCAATCCCTACTTGCCACATATCTCTGTGACGCAACGCTCCTTTTGATATAGCGTTATTGATTGCCTTTTTAGAGTCCAATATACCTGAACTACCTATAACTTCATATGTTGAATTCCCTTCACTGTTTGTTGTTTTAAGAGAAGCTAAAGGTAAAATGTCGTGTTCAACTAAGTGACGTTTAGCATCGTTAACTTCATCCGTAAAATCATTTCTATCTGCCCCATTATTTATAGAGTCTAAAAAGTTATCTCGTGCTTCTTGACCAAACGCATCATACAAAAGAGCTGCATCCGTATCAATAGTACCTACATCTGATCTTAATTCGTACTCTGGGTTTATCTTTGCGATAGCTTTTAAAGCTCCCTTATGTATTAAAGCTTCTTTTTTGTTATCTAAACTTCCTTGATCTAATTCAAACTCTCTTAAGTAATTACTGTAACCAATTATTTTATCCTCTTCCCCTGTTATACCAGTGCCAAATTCGTTTGACCATTGAGAAAATTTTATAGGTGTCTCCGTAGGAGTTGAATCAAATATATTAAATTCTAACGAATTAGATGTAAGTTTTCCTGTCACAGCAGATTTTGGTTATGTTAATTTAAATGTATTAGCCTCCGTAATTGGAGTCCATAGCAACCTCCTCAGATACAGCAGCTTTTTTGTTTTTTAATTTTACGGTAGCTGTTATCAATAAGTTCTCTAGATCTTCTAAAGAATCAATATCTTCTAGTTCTTGTCCCATCAAGTTAGCGAGGTCTTCAGATTCTATACCTATAGCTTTCGCCAGATCTAGCAAGGCATCTAGTTTAGCTTTGTCTTCCCCATCACCGAAGTCCTCGGCTTGTTCACGTACCTTACTTACTAGAGTGGCAAACTCAGATAAGCTAGCTATTTCTCTATCTTGCATTATCCCTCTTTGCTTCAAGGTCTGTTGGATATCTTGTAAAGCTACTCGTACTTTCATACTAGGATCGGTGATAGCCCCTAGCTGAGAACGCACAGCAGCATAAGTAGTTGGATCATCTATTGATTTTAGATCGCTTAAAATACTTTCAGAAAGGGCTTTCCTGTTTTTAGCATCCGCTTGTCCTTTGATGCTCTTTGCTAAAGATAATGGGAGTTCACTACTACCTTTTTCTTGTCCTTTTTGTAAAGCTTTTATTCCTTCAACATCTCCAGATCTTGCTAACTGGTACAGCATATTACCACGAACTTGTGTATCCATAGCTTCTTTAGATCTCTTAGCATCAAGTTTATCGCTAACACTACTTAATGAAGTCTGGAATAATTTAGCTACAATAGGACTGCCCAAAGCTTGTGGGTTTTGTAACATTGTTGACTGTATGTCAGAAAACTTTTTCTGGTCAGTAGCACTTGAATTTAAAATTTGTTCTAACCTGTTTGAAACAGGTACTTGTAAAGCATCCGCTGCTTGATTTAATCTAGACTTCCGCTGTGCTTCTTTTAACTCAAGAAAACTTTTTTGCTCTTGTTGATTTAAAATAGATTGTTTTCTAAATTCAGGAGCGAACCTATTTAAAAGAGCTGTTTGTTGATGTGAAGGTAAACTTTGAGCTGCATTAAAAAACCTACTTTTTAGTGGGGCTACCACATCAGCAGGATCAAAATCTCCTTGTATGGCGAGTTGTTGCCCCATCGCTATAGCTCTTTGAGCTGATTCACGAGCTTCTCTTTGCATCGGGGTATCAACAGGAGATTCAGATGCTTTTATATTAGCTGCTGTAGAGGCCATCTTATTAGCTGCTGAAGTAAATCCTTTATCTTTTAAGTCTTCAGCTATCCTAAGATACTTACTAGATTCAGGGGTAACTCGTCGTACTCCCTCTAATGATCGTGAAGTGAAAGCCATATTATTTAAGCGGTACTAGAATAATTTGATGATTTAACTTGCTGTTTTGTTTTCTCAAGTAGCTCTTTCCTTTTCTTCCTATCTTCTTCTTTCTTGAGCATCTCTTGACGTTGTTTTTGTTCCGCATCTCGCTGCATCATACGATCAGTAGTAGTCCCTGATATATTCGAAGGGAAAGTTGATTGTGGTGATGGTGGAGGTGATGGTGCTTTCATACTAGGTGTACCAGATACCCCCGTATTAGTAGGTATTGGACTTAATGGACTAGTCTTTGATGGTGTTGGGGTTCCTATCTTATCAGGATTTACTGTTAATCCTGTATCAAAAGGTCGGATCTGTTTTTCTTGAGCTTCAGTTGGGCCACCACTCATTAAGTCTAGAACTTGTTGTTGTCTACTTGCCATACGTCCTTTTACAGCATCTCTCGCATCTAACTCAGCAAAGGAATCTGCTGGTTTACTAAAATCAAAAGTACCTGTAGCTCCTTTATAACCACTACCTAACGCTCTCCTACCTGCTTTTGTTGTTGATGTGCCAATTATCTTACCTGATTTATCTCTGATAACCCTACCTAAAAGCTCTCCTGAACCTGATTTGATTTCATTCGCCTGTCTTTTTTCTTCAGCTAGTCTAGCTCTTTCAGCTTGTTGGGCTAATATCTCAGGTCTAAGTGTAGCAAATCTTTGTTCTCCTGTTCGCCTACGTTCTAGAGCTTCCTTACCCATAGCTTCTTTCGCTGCTTTATCCCTTGCCATCATGTCCTCTCTTGAACGTAGATAACCTAACCCAGATCCTGAACCACCAGAAGTACCACCTCCGCTTGGTGTAGCAGTTGAGTCTTCTTTAGTCCCTCTAGTCCGTGATAGCTTTAATTGAGATCTTATTATATTGGGAATAGCTGATGACATTTCTTTAGCCTTTTCGTCATCTGCTTCAATCTGAGCCTTTCTTTCTTCTGCTGATTGTTTTCTAAAAGCTCTACTCCCCCTTTGAGGTGTTTCATTCCTTACTTCCATTGTTTGCAAAGGAACTTCGATTGGGCCTGACCTTTTCCCATCTGGCCCTACTGCACCTTGTGAGGTAGGTACAATGGGATCTCCTTTTGCATCTACACCCATAGGAGCTTCTCTCGGATCAACGTCCATAAATCCTTTAGAAGCTGGTGCGCTTTCAGGAGCTGGTGCGCTTTCAGGAGCTGGTGCGCTTTCAGGAGCTGGTGCGCTTTTATCTTGGATTGCTTTTTTTATAACTTTAGGCAAAGCAATACTTCTAGGTATATCTCCACCACCTAAACCTGATGTTTCACCACTTCTAGTATATTCGCCTAAAAAATTTCCTTCAGCTCCCAATATGGAAAAATCAGATTTAGTTGGGTCTACTCCTTTTTTCTTAAATGCTATAACGTCTACACTATCGCCAACTTTATCATCTGAAGCGTAACCTAAAGATCTTAGGAATCTATCTTCATCGGCTCCTGTAAACTCTTGTCTAAGACTTTTCCTAAGCCCCTTTGGGAAAAATCTTGTATTAAGCCTATCAGGATCTTTAGCTTCTGATATCCTGTTTACTAACTCAGAAGATCCTATTTTTCTTATATCATCTATAATACTAGCTAATCCTTCTTCATCTGTCCCTCCCCCTTCAATAGTACCTGCAATTAATTTAGCTAATCTATCAGCATATTTTTGTTTTTCTTCTTCGGGTAGCTCGTTGTAATTCATAAATATAAAAGTTCCTTAAATTTACTGCTTTTTCAGACAAAGGCAACCGCTCAAATCTAGCCTAATGGCTGATTTGTTAGTACATTTGTAAGCTGTTTCATAGACCTCCTGCGCCTTGATCCCTGAATCTTGTTCCCTAAATCAAGAGGCTCTACAGCTACCAATCCATGACGTTGCCTTGCGACATCAATACAGATAAAAGCAGCATCAGCTAAGTCAGGAGATTTTCCTAGCCTATTTTTGTATTCTGGCTTGGATTCAAGCTTCATTCTAAGGGTAGATCCTTTAACCATATCGTACTTACGACCTACAACTTCTTGAGCTAATTCATTTGTAATACCAAACAACTGCTTAGTTCTACAAAATTCTTTACCCACAAACCAAAGTTCAGTAACACGATTGACATATAGTTCATTACCTACCAGTTTACTATTAGTACTGACTCGCTTGTCAGAGGCTTTTCCACCAAATGAAACACGAAGAATATCATCACCAAACTCAGCAGCAAGGATATCAGCCAAAGGACTACCAGCACCTGTGGAGTCGATTCCTAAATTGGCTGGGAGTATCTTCCTCTTCTTGCACTCGTCCTTTATCTGCTGAACGATCTGGTAAGATCGGGGGACGGCTTTGTTGGTGGCATCGTCACTAAGTGATATCGCTTCCTCAAGTTGGCAAACAAACTGACCAGACTTATCATAACCAACGTGTCCTGTATACAAGATGGTTCGGTCACCCCCATTAGTAAAAGCAGGGTCACACCCAGCGATAGGGGTAGGTGTGTCTTGCCATTCTATTTTACTCATTGCCCCAGATTTAACTAACTCAGCATCTGAATAAACACCATCTGATTCATCTGAATCAAAAAATACCGCACGTACCATACGATAGTACCCCCTACTTTCTTGACCAAGTAATGATTTATCCTCTTCTATTTTATCTTTTGTTGGGAGCCAAGGGTAAACAGTTTCACCTGCTAGTATATTAGGTGACCGCTCTCCATCATATCTTTTATATAAACCGCCCCATTTGGTCTTCCAACTATCCTCTGTGTTTGGATCAATAGAATCCCAGCCATGTGCTGGTTCACTCCACTCACCAAAAGCATCCCAACGAGAAGCAGGGTTTGATAACCCAACTAAACTAAATGATGGGTTCTTTGATAAGTTAGACAGACCTGCTTGTAGGATTGCTGTAGATAGTTCTGAAAGCTCGTCTGCAATCAAGATAACATTCTTTTGTTTGATACCGATAAACTTACCGACAGCTTCCCTAGTCTTACTTCGCTCTGCTGCAATTAAACTCAAACCCGCTTTTTCTATCAGTGTTCCATTCTCATTTACGTAAGCGACGTTACCAATAGAATCTCTTATCTTAAATGGTGCGCCTTCTAACACTGTTAGTAAACTAATGACAGAACCCCATATCCTTTTTCTCGCCTCACGTAGTGTAGTCGATGTTAGTAGAACTAGAGTATCTCTTGGCGCAGCTAACCAGTTCAGGATTCCCCATGCAGCCATAGTGTGGGATTTTCCAGATGATGCAGCGCCACCGATAGAGACATACTTATTTTGTATAACAGCTTGTATCATACTCTCTGCCCAAGGATGCTTAACCATCAGAGGTTCAGGGAGTTCGTCATTATTCCATAACTCATCACATAGTCGCCAAAAGTAGTATTCTCTAGCTTTACCGCTCTTGTGGTTTGCGAAACCATATAACAAAGCTGTTATAGTATTAGTAGGATTAATTATTAAACCACCAACATCCATCTTAGATGTTTTTTCATTTATCCTTGGTTCATATATCCGTAAGGTCTGCGTCATTTAATTTGAAAGGTGTGTGGATATATAGTATATATTAAGTGCTTTGGCTTATAAATCTAAAAAATCTAAGTTGCTTAAACATGCTCTCGAAATGTATGAGCAGCAATATAAACTTGTTAATATTGCGAAGGAGTTAGGAATCAATATCTCTACACTCCGTAGATGGTTAAGGGAGGCGGGGGCAAAACCCAAGAAAGACCCACACGCAAACAACCCATCTTTAAAAGAAGAGGAAGAAGAAACAGAAAATAAAGATCCACTACAAGCAACACTAGATGATAATCTAGAAGGTAAAACTGATGAGGCTATTAGAGAAGCTAAACTAGAGGCTAGAATAGAAGAGGACAAAAACCTCATGGACATAGCCCAATCGCAGTCTTCGCCAGCAGATAAATATCAATCTTATATAGCAGCCTCTGCTATAAAATTATTACGAGATAGTATTAAAAACCTGAGAGGACCACGCACAGTGAAAGAATTATCTGAATTAGATCAGTTGATTCGTAGAAACCTAGGACTAAATGCAAAGACAGCAGGAGGTTCAGGCAAATTGCAGATAGACATTAGCATTTTAAATAACGCAAAGGCAGACCGTGGTGCTGGTGCTGTTAAAATAAACAAAGATAAAATAATAGATGTTGAGCCAGACGATGATAAATCCTGAAACAAAAGAAGACTTAGATAAACCTGTACTTCTATTTAGTGGTTTAGAAGATGCTTACATAGGCACGGTAGAACAGTATGGAAGACCACCTGTTGCTTGTTACTCAAAGCAAATGACAATAGATTTACTACAAAAAAATTATAACCTTACAAAGCAACAAGCTTATGAAAGGTATGAATATGAATACCTACAAACAAACTTTTGGGAGGGTACGCCATGTTTCTTAGACGATCTATCGGAGTAATGTTTGAAGACAGGAAGGTTGAAGAAAACCCCTGTGTCATGGTACGTAAAGAAATGGGTAAAGATTTTACATACATTGTAGAACGTAGGTCAGGTACTTATTACAGAGTGATACCTAACTCAGCAAGAGAAGTATTTTACATACAGATGCTTGTACCAAATGTAGATGCTTTAATACCAGAAGAAGGGGATGGTGTAATACTCTCTGCTAAAGCTATAGAACATTGTGATTATAGGAGTTGATAACGGACTCAACGGTGGGTTAGTCGCCATATCAAAACAAACAGGAGCTGTCATTGATAAGACAGTGATGCCTACACTTCATCGTTGTAAGAAACGAGAAACCGATACTCGTAAAGTATATGAGTGGGTGATGGCACTTGAATCAGATTTTATCTTTGCTATCGAAGAGCCATTACACCATGCAAAGAGTTCACAAGCTGTTCGATCTATGGCAATATCATTTGGAAAATTGTTAGGACTAGCTGAGAGTAGGCAGTGGGATGTACAATGTGTCAAAGTACATAACTGGCAAAAAGCTATGTTAGGACACTTAGCCCCACCATATGATACAAAGAAAGCTGCATTAGGAGTGGCTAATACGTTAGCTCCTGAAGAATGTTGGTTAAAAAGTAAACGCTGTTCTAAAGCTCACGATGGTATGGTAGACGCTTTTCTGATAGCTAGATACATACGGAAAAGTCATGCTTTAGTAGGGTATGATAAATTGTAGAAAGTTTTTCTTGCCTTCAGTTCAAGTTCTTTTACTATTTGCTGAATGAAAAACCTATTCCCCGCTCAATCAAAAGTAGCTGATTTTTTTGAAGACATATTAAAACAAGGTAAGAACACTTTAGATTCTAGTTCCGTAGGTACTGGAAAAACAGTCGTTGCATCTCATTTAGCCCTTCGTTTAAAACGACCTATAGCGGTTATATGTCCTAAAGCAGTGATTCCTGCATGGGAAAGGGAATTAAAAGAAGTAGGCATAACCCCAATATTCGTACTTAATTACGAAAAAATTAGGACAGGGAACACTCCTCATATGTCTAAAAGAGGTAAGAAGATAATGAATTGGAAAGTCCCAAAAACCACTTTGTTTTTAGTAGATGAAATTCATAAATGCAAAGGGCCATATACACAGAATGCACAACTTATCATAAGCCTAGTTAAACAAGGGTTTTTAGTTCATGGTATGTCTGCAACGGCTTGTGAAGACCCTACAGAAATGAGGGCTATTGGTTACATGTTAAAACTACATAGCCTAGCTAAAACAGAAAATGGTTTATATAATTGGTTTAGTTGGATGAAAGTCAACGGTTGTTATCAAGACGATTGGAACGGGTGGCATTTAGGATCAAAGAGAACTCTTACTAAGATACACGATAAAATATATGGTTCTGTAGGGGCGAAGTTAACTGTGGCAGACTTTCCTGATTCATTCAGAAACAACAGGGTTTTTATAGAGCCTATGGAATTTGCTGACTCTAATAAGATAATTAAAACATATGAAGATTTAGGGCTAACACCCCAAATCATAAGTGATCTTATTGAGAATGGCACTGTTGATGACAGTGACCATATCATTGTAAATATACTACGTGCAAGACAACTAACAGAAGCCATGAAAGTTCCTGATTTAGTTAATTACGCTAAAGACTTAGAGGAACAAGGAAACTCTGTAGTATTGTTTGTTAACTTTAGAGATACTGTAGAATCTTTATGTAAACAACTTAATTGTAAAGCAATTCAAGGGGGTCAGACAGTAGAAGAACGACAAGCAATCGTAGACGAATTTCAAAATGATGAATCAACTATTGTGGTTGCTAACATTGCAGCAGGGGGTACGGGACTATCATTACACGATTGTAATGGGGATAGACCAAGAGTTAGTTTGATATGCCCTTCATTCAATGCTAAAGACTACCTCCAAACTTTAGGTCGTATTCATCGTAACGGTGCGAAGTCGGACGCTATACAAAAAGTTTTAGTTACATCAGGATCTATAGAAGAAAATGTTATAGACTCTATTGAAAGAAAAATAAATAACCTGACGGAGTTACATGGAGCGTAAAGAAATAGCAAGGGCTATACCACAAGATCTTTTAGATATAATTGAGTATAGAGATGGAGTTTTGTATTACAAAGTAAGTGGCGTGAAAAAGAAAGCAGGAGACGTTGCAGGTTCTTTATATAGCCCATCTCAAGGTAGTAGTAAAAGGGGTAGGAGAACAAGATGGAGATTAAAATTTAAAGGTAAGGTGTACTATAGAGCAAGAGTTGTGTGGGCTTTATTTAACGGAGACACAGAAAAAATGATCGATCATATAAATAATAATACTTTAGATGATAGAATAGAAAATTTAAGGGAATGTACCAACGCCCAAAACCAAGCAAACCGTTGGGAAGCAAAAAGCAAAACAGGAGTAAAAGGACTACGAGTGCAAAGGTTTAAAAGAAAAGACGGCTCCTACCATGTAGTGTACGTTGGAGTAGTAGACTATAACGGTAGGCGATACTGTACGTCTAAATATCCTTATACAGAAGAAGGAAAAGCAAAAGCTATACAGGCACTCAGAGAGTTAAGAGCCTCACTACACAAAGAATTTACCCATCATGGACAACCAACCAGACCATAGTAGCAGAGGACACGCTCCTTTCTCGCCCTCAAGTCTCAAGTACGTAGCAGGTTGTTCTGGTTACGAAGGACGATCAGGTACAAACGCTGCTGCTGAAAAAGGTACTCGTATTCACGAAGCCCTAGAAGTTCGTGATCCCTCTGCCCTGCACGATGAAGACGAAGTCATGATCTATGAAGCAATCGTCAAGCAAGAGGATGAGTATACCAAGAATTATGCTAAAGGGCAGGAGTACAAGGAAGAGAATGAGATCTTACTAGATGTTGATCTTGACTCTACAAATACGTGGGGAACTTGCGATAGACTACTTACATTTGGTAATAGAGCCATACTAGCAGATTATAAAACAGGAGTCAGTGAAATAGACCCACCTAGAAGTAACTGGCAAGCAAGGGCTTACACGGTTGGAGCTTTTCAAAAATATCCAGAGCTTGATGAAATCACTTTTGTGTTCTATATACCTGTACGCAATGAAGTACTGGAAGGAACATTCACACGAGAGGAATTGCCCTTATTGGTTAAGCAACTAGCCGACGTAATACGAAATGGGGAGAAAGTGCGCCCTCAATGGGATGGTGGTTTCCCAGAAGCAGACGCACTTTCTCCTTCGGTTAACTGCCGATTCTGTAAACACGAAGATTATTGCCCTTCACTTGGTGGTTTAGCAGTTGAAATAGTACAACGTATATCAGGAGATAATTTACCTAAAGAAAACATAGAAGATCCTAATGACCCTGAGACAGTAGAGCATCTTTATATTGTAGCCAAAGTTGTAGAGAATTGGGCAAAGAGGGTAAAAGAAAAAGCTGTTGCTCTAGCTAAAGATGGAATGGAGTTTCAGAACTTAAAACTTAAATCTATGGGAGCAACTCGTAAGTGTACAGATAACATAAAGCTCTTAGAGATAGCAAAAGAGTACGATTTAGAACAAGAAGATTTACTTAATTTGATTAATATACCCCTCAAAAAAGTAGCTAATGCTGTGGGGGATAATGCTCCTAAAGGAGAAAAAGGAGAAAAATCAAGATCTTTTCTTGACGCTGTTAAAAACAATGGCATCATAGAAACGTCAGAGGAAAGGTTTACCCTTTCTTAAAACTAAAATAAAACTAAGACCAAAACCAAAATTAAGGCCATGTCCAAGACTAAATTAGTAGAAGCTAAAAAAGAAGAACTCGCAGCTCCAGTAGCTGCTCCAAGGCTTGCGATATCAGCAGAAGATATCGAGATTCCAAGACTTAATGTTATACAAGGATCTTCGGAAATCGACGGTGACGAGGGTGCGCTCGTTATCAATAGAACCCACACTATTATGCCTACAGGTGAAACAATATCTGTTATTCCAATTACGGCAGCAAAAGGGTGGGCAGAAAACGTACCATTCGGTTCTAACGAAGTAGCGAGAGTTGCTTATACGGCAGATGAGAAACAAGCAATAGAAGAGGATTCGGACTTCGGTACGATTGAGTTTGCTGATGTAACCCTACTTATCCCTGAACCTGCAAAAATATCGGAAGAAGCTGTTGATGCATTTCCTTTCCCAATAGGAGATACCTCTTATGCAATGGGTAAGCTTCATGTACGTAAGGCAGCATACAGAAATACGTTCAAGAGACTTGGGCTATTTCAAGCAATGAATCCAGATGCTCCACTGTGTGCAAAACACTGGAATTTTCAGGCAGATCAAGCTACGGCTAACAGAGTCAGTTGGTACATACCACAAATGACTGTAACTAAGGTTGATACCGATCCACAAGTTATTGATTTTGTATCTAGAATTATCCCTTCTTAATTATGAGTAATATTGATCTAGATATAAAGATAGCACATCTTGAAAGTGAACTTGAGCAAGTACGCAAAATTAGAGAAGAAATCACTTCTAAAATAGAAGAGTTAGAATCCTCTGATACTAAGATGATAGCAACAACTGAAGCTTTTGAAGCTCAGATCAAAAACTTAAAGGTGTTAAAGGCATCTCAGCCTGAACTAATATAATCTCGTAAGCGGTAGGAGTTCCGCAATACGAAATGGGGGAGTCCACCTACGTGTCATAGGTTTCACGTAGGTGGACAACTCATCAAAAATTATGAAAACTATTGCTATAGATTTTGAGACTTACTACGATAAAGATTGCTCAGTAAAAACTTTAGGTTTATTGGGTTACTTTAGTCACAGCGATTTTGATGCTTATCGAGTCAGTGCTGTTGGGGACGAAGGCACAAGTTTTGTAGGTTGTCCTAAAAAAGAATTTGATTGGAGTGTGATAACAGGCAATCGAGTACTCTCACATAACGCTCAGTTCGATGAAACACTTTACCTGTATGGAGTTGACCAAAACTGGTGGCCTAAATTTGAGTATGAGGATTGGGTATGCACCGCAGACCTAGCTGCTTATTGTGGTTTGCCAAGGTCGTTAAAAGGGGCTACAACGACTTTGTATAATTTAGAAGTAGATAAATCTACAAGGGACAATATGTCAGGCAAAAAATGGTCTAGTATGTCTAAAGATTTCCAAAAACAAGTTGATGAATACGCATTAAAAGACTCGGAGCTATGCCTAAAATTATGGCAAGACTTAGAAAAAGATTGGCCCAAACAAGAGCAAAACATAAGTCTTGCTAACAGGAGATGTGTTCAAAGAGGCATCCCTATAGATACTAAACTATTGAAAACCTATTTAATAAAAATTAATAAGACTTTATTTGATGCTAAAAACAATATCCCTTGGGTAAATGAAAAACCAATTCTATCTAGAAAAGCCTTCAATGAAGAATGCAAAAAAGAAGGCTTAGAACCTCCTGCTAGTTTAGCTCTTACCGACGAAGAAGCTAATAAATGGATCGAAGAAAATCAAGATAAGTACAAGTGGATTTCCGCTGTCCGTGACTACCGTAGGATGAACTCACTTAAAAGAAAGCTTGAAGCTTTTGAATATGCTACAATGTCCGATCATAGATACTATGGGGGTATTTTATATCACGGAGCGCATACAGGTAGATTTAGTGGTAGTGGAGGTAACTTAAACCTACAAAACTTGCCGAGAGGTGAAATGTTCGGTATTGATTTAAGAAGCTTAATATCACCAAAAAAAGGCAATAAATTAGTTGTTGTAGATCTTTCTCAAATAGAAGTCAGGACGTTATGTTGGTTAGCAGAAGACCAAGATTCTTTAGAAGAGATAAAAAACAGTGATGATATTTATGAAGCGTTTGCAATACGTTTCGACAAATGGGATAAATCGAAAGGCATTCTAAAAGATCAAGACCCATCGCTACGTCACCTAGTAAAAACAATGGTTCTTGGTTGTGGCTACTCTGTATCAGCTAAAAAATTTGCTTTGATTTCTGGAATGGATGAAGCGGAAGCTGTCAAGGCAGTAAAATTATACAGAACAAAAATGAAACGAGTTGTGGCCCTTTGGAACAAACTACAAAGGAATTTACACGTAGCTTATTCATTAGGACACGATTTTACAATAGAATTACCATCAGGGCGTACACTTAACTACGGAGCTATCCAAACCATGCTCCAATACGGGCGTAGAAATTATATTGGTTTAGTAGCTAAAGGAGCGAAAAAGATGCCTGTAAAATTGTACGGAGGTCTTTTAACAGAAAACGCTTCTCAAGCACTTGCACGAGACATATTTTCTGATATACTCACCCGCCTCGAAAACAAAGGGATGGATATCATTTTCCACGTGCATGACGAAGTTGTCATAGAAGTGGACGAAAAAGACGCAGAGGAAACTTTGAGTCGTGTTATAAATGAAATGAGAACCCCACCAAAGTGGTTGCCTGAAATCCCCCTAGATGCTGAAGGCAAAGTTTTGGATAAATACGAAAAATAAAATGCGATACAGATATTTAAAAAACCTATCAAGCTCCAGTGTATATAGTTGCAACTCGATCACAGAATTAAAATTAACACCTAAAAAATTTACAAATAAGAAACAAAGAAGCTCTTGGAATGCTCACCCTGATACTGACTATGCTTATTATAGTTTAGCAGAGGGTTACATTGCTTCTTTACGCATCACAGAAGATAACCCTATATGTGCGATGTGGGGGTTTGTTGTTGAATACGACAATGTGGATGTTGATTGGGGTACTATCGTAGATGAAATACTAGCTAAATGCGGTGACTTCCCACCTACGCTTATTACTAAGACTCCTTCAGGATACTTGAGACTTGCTTTTGAATTTGAAGAAAGGCTTCCTGTTGGTTCTCAAATACATCCTTCTTTTATACGTAAAATTGCTGATAAATTCAAAGTAGATGCTCTGTACCAAGGTTTCGATAAATCTTCTTTGAAATCATCTCAGTATTTTTATTTAGGTGAAATAATTAAAGATACAGGAAAAAAAATCCCCCATAGTGTATGCAAAAAACTACTTATAAAAGCGGGGTTAGATAACCCACCACAAGCACCAAACGCTTTAACAATACCATTAGAAGTTGTTGAAGAAGAAGTTAGGACAAACCCCAAATATAAAAACAGGTGGACTGGCCCTTTTAACGTAGGTTCTAGAGGCCCACTTTTTTGGATCGACGATGGTATAGAAAGAGAAGGGTGTCAGGTACTCCCCGAAGGAATTCAATGTTGGTCTACACGAGCAGCTAAAGACTTTTTAACTTGGAAAGAAATATTTGGCCCAAAATTTGTGGAAGAATATGAGGACAAAAAATTAGAGTTTTTGATTGAGAAGTATTGGTATACGGGTAAAGCATTCTACACTTTAATTGATGAGAGGGCTTGTTTGATAGATAAAGACCAATTAAAATTAGAATTAAGACAGGCGGGTTTTGAAAAAAGACAACGCAGAAATCAAAAACTTAGTGAATTAGAAAGTGCTATACTTACTATTCAAAGAGATAGTAGAATTGATGAGATTGCCCCTATAATATTTGACTCACGTACAATAGTAGATTCAGGGCCAAATAGAATACTTAACACAAGTACTTTAAAAGCTACACCCCCTGCGGGAGAAAGTGATAAGTCTAAATGGCCTTTTATAGATAAATGGTTAACTCAATTTTTTAAAGATGATGATTCTTTAGACTATTTTTATGCTTGGCTACAGCGGATATACTCAGCAGTTCTTTATAAAGAAGCTAAACAAGGACACGCATTAATATTAGTTGGCCCAACAAATAAAGGTAAATCTTTACTTTCTAACAAATTGATTGGGGGTTTACTTGGTGGTTTTGCTGACGCTTCTGATTACCTTAGTGGAGATAGTAAATTTAACAAAGAATTAGGTAGAGTAGCTGCTTGGGTTATCGATGATACAACTTCGGCTGCTTCTTTTGCAGAAAGGCGAAGAGCTACTGAGCTAATTAAAAAAGCAACAGCTAACCCAAGAATAGAATACCAAGCTAAATTCCAAGATACTATTACGATAAGTTGGAGTGGTAGGGTGATTATGTCTTTGAACATGGACGCAACCAGTCTATCAGTTATCCCTGCCCTTGACTCAAGTAATCGGGATAAGATAATTGCTTTACGGATATCGGACAAGGCTACTAGTGATTTTGCTAAACTACTTGACGTAGAAGAAGTTAGTAACACTATTATAGAAAGCACATTAGACGAAGAAATGCCTTACTTTGCACAATGGTTATTAGAATATAAAGTGCCAAAGCACATAAAAGGTAATTCAAGGTTTGGTATAAAATCCTACATAGACCCTGAAATAGATACGGCTGCTTTTGCTAACTCAAATAGATCTGTCATAATTGAAGCTATAGAATTTTTTGTAGAAAACTTAAAAGAATATGGTTACGCTAAACCTACATGGAGCGGTACAGTCTTTAAATTAATGGCTAAGATACAAGACCTAAATGGAGGAAAGCCTTTGAACACATTAACAAGTAATACTGAATGGATGCTTCGTAGCATGCAATCACTTGAAGAAGCGAGTAAAGCAGAAAAAGATATACGTCCTATAACATCCGTATACAAAAATAACCTTAAAATTTATACTATTGATTTAGATTCTAAATGGGGTATTAGTAGCTCTGATGACTAGAGATGAAATAAACGAGTTCTGTGAGACGGTAGTGCCGAGTGAATCTGTTATAGTTCCTGATGGCTTTGATGACGCTTTTATTGGAGTCGCACTCGATGAAGACCCCACAAGGGCTGTATACTCTATAGAAAAATGTATAGAAATATTAGCTAAAGAAATGAAACCTGATGAAGCCGAAGAATATTTTTGGGTTAATGTAGCAGGGTCAAGAGGTGAAGGGTATCCTATCTTTATATCTACACCTGAAGAAACTTATTGAAATAACGTAGGTGAGTTTAGATCACCTATATCAATATGTAGACCAGAGGTTTTGTACACAAAGCCATCAGTATCTTTATCTCCTCTTTGTTTATACTCAGCTTCCTTCAATAGTTTTGTAGTAGGTAACCAACCTACAATCCAAACAACCATGAAATCCTTACGAACTCTAGTGAAAAAATAAACGTCGTTGTCGGGCATGAACTGCTTCTTACAATTAACAGAAGCAGAGTAATGAGATTTTGGAGGAGTAGCACAAGACTTTGATTTAACTTCTATCTTTCTTTTCTTGTACTCAATATCATGTGTATACACGGAGTCACCTACATACTTACTCCTCTTCAAATATTTTTGTACTGCTATCTCTCCTAAGTATCCTGCCATGCGCCCTAAACCCTGAGTAAATGAGTTAGGTAACACTCCTAATTTACAAGAGCGTTTGTGAGCGATAACTAAGTCTTCGCTCGTGGGTCGGTAAACAACAAAGTTGTCCTCGACCTTGAATCGTTTTTTATTTTTAGCCAAATCAATCTTGGTTTATTCGTTTGAGGAACGCCTCCCATGCAGGGAAGAATATCTCCTCCATGCAACGGACAATAGCCTCTTGATCATAGTTCTCTAACCACCCTACACCGCTCAGTAATAAACTAGCCTCCATCATTTCATGCCTTATGGTGTGTATAAGGGCTTTACCTTTGAGAGTATTATTTATCTCAATAGTTTTCTTGTCGTGTAGATATAATCCGTAGTCAGGGCTGTCCCCATTAAAGGGAACTAAGGCAAGCTTTACTCGTCTGCCAGCAATAGAAACTGTCTTTGGGAGTTCCACATTACCACCTTTCCACAAGCTCCGAATATAATTTGATCCCCCCTGCTATAGCAGAGGCCATTCCTTGTTTACTATTTACAGCTAAATCCCAATCTTCTTTATTAGTCCCAAAAAATGGTTCTGCGATACAGGCGGGCATTGAGGTCGCACGTAGAAAGTAAGCTCCTCTACTTCCTTTTTTACGTGGCTTAATTCCCCTACTCCTAAATAGAGGGAAAGAGTCTTCAAAAGAATCCCTTAGTGTACGTGCAAGTAATCTTCCTTTCTCAGAGGTGTGCCAGTGTAACCATTCATGGCCTGTTGCTTTGGGTGTTGCTGCGTTGAAATGCAATTCAACGGCTGTGTCTACACGATCTTCATCGAGTTTACGAGCTAACCACCGCATAGCAGTGACATAACTCCCACCTTTATAGGTGTGGTAAACCTTATATGGTTGTTTTAGTTCCTTGCCAATCATCTCGGCAAGCTCCGAATTGTAATCCCATTCAGTGACTCCAGTTACTGAGGCTGCACCTGAATCATTTGGTCGAGAGTGTCCTACGCAGATTGCTATCATTACCTATAATTATAGCACGTCTGTACGAAAAATCACTATGGAACTTCTGACCACGACCCATGAGATTACCCTCTACAAACGGATAATCGTAGCCTTTTATAAGGCTAATCGTAGGTGGATCATATATTGCGCTTTCGTTCAATCTGGAGTCGCCCGCTAAGTCGCTCAAGTTGCAACTTGGCAGCAGGGCTACCATCAGCAGCAAGGCGATCAACTTCATCTTCAAGGTCATATACGTATTTCCGTTGTTTAGACCTAGTATAATTCACATAAGCTTCTAACGCTAATACAATTATGCGGAAAAAGTTCCTCACTTTTTATTATTTTTCTTTTTTAGATTAATTTTTATAAAATCAGCTTTAGTTATTTTATCTCTTGGTTCCGCTATAGAAGCTAACTTTTTTTGTTTTTTTGAATATTTACTAAAAGGCATTTTACTTCTTTTTAGATAAAATTGACCATATAACACCCACAAGAGTGACTGCTGCCGATACACCAGTAGTAACTTCTTCGCCAGAAGCCATGCCATTTTGTGTCATAAAACCACCACCGAAAGTTAACATATGACGAATAATGCCTAATATTGCTTGTTTATTCATTTCTTTTTCTTAATTAAATTATATAAAGTTATTATAGCTACAGTGATACCTAAGAGTCCTCCAACGACTTGAATGCCCCATTGAATGACTTCTGCATAAGGAATCGTGACTGCTATCAGAGAGCCAGTCACTCCTGTAACACCTTTAGCTACTATTTCGCTATTGCTCATAAAGCGAGCAATATATCATACTTATTCAATAATACCAAATTCCTTGGCATAACTCTCAGCAGCCTTCTCAATAACCCACTTTATGTAGTCTTTATCTTCTGTAAAGCCTTCATCATCAATCATCTTTGGAAGGTCTGGAGTACCTTCAGTATAATCAGGGTTATCAATTAAAGGTTCGCCAACTGCTTCTACATAATCGGGATTCTCAATCATTGTCTCCCCTTCAGCCTCAGTAGCTGCTACATAATCAGGGTTAGCCATCATCTCTTCCCCTACAGCGTCTGATGCAGGAACGTAATCAGGGTTGTCTATGAACTCTTCAGAATCCTCATCTTCCTCATCATAATCAGGATTAGGTATCTGTGGGTGTCCTACAGCTTCGATTGCCTGTACATAATTAGGATTCATTATGAGAGGCTCACCTATAGCTTCTCTTGCTGGCACATGGTCAGGATTTTCAATTAGTGGATCACCCTGTGGTGGCACGTAATCAGGGTTTTCAATTTTTTCCCTTAGATCAGGTTCCACATAATCAGGGTTATCAATCTGAGGTAAGGCTGCATTATATGCTTCCCTAGCCTTAGTGATCCCAGCTATATGGTCATCATTGTCAACCTCTACATAAAACTTCATTATTGCACTACCTCTGCTTCGACTGGCTCACTGGATTCCTGTTTAGGCTCCTCTTCTTGTGCCTCATCAGGCTTTTGTAAGAAACCACAATCAAGACCCTGCCTTTCAAGGCTTGATCCTATGATGTTAAATCTTGCTAGCAGTTGTCTATTTCCTCCACAACTATCAAAATTGGTCAAAGCGTTGACTGCTCTTCTAATCAGATCGAAGTCGTTAATGTTAAATTCAAAACTCTTAGCTTCTAATTCCTGAGATTCTTCGTTTTTGTCCATAATACGAACATTAATTACATATTTATGTCATTGCAACAACTTTATTATCCGATTCTCCAACTTGAACCATCGCTGTAAACAGGTACGAAATTACTACCACCACCACTACCTATTGCAGATCCAACACTAGAACTGTTATATGCTGTTGCTGAATCACTTACGAATGCTCTGGCTCCTCTTGTAGCAGAGCTTGGTGAAGGTAATGAAGTAGCTGTATATACCTTTTGTTTGATAAGCCCATCGACATCCAACTTCTGTTGTGGGCTTCCTACAGCAATTCCTATATTTCCATTATTATGAATCCTTAATCTCTCCTGACCAACTGCATACGTTGATGTGTTATTAGAAGCTGTGTAGAATACGATATGTGTCGCTGTATTATAGCTTGATGACCCTCCTCCAAAGCTAATAAAATTAGTTGAGCTTGTGCTTATTGAGGAGAAGATATTAACATCCTGCTCCGCATTTGTGTAGTGCCTACCCAACATCCTATGCAGTTTGTTGTTAGCGTTGGTAGTATTATCTGAGATCCTGTAGGTTCCGACAACATCCAGCTTATGTGCTGGGCTTGTGGTTGATATACCTACGTTACCACTTGAGTTTAGGTAGATAGAGCGATTAGCAGCAGTGCTGTTATTAGAACTTAATTGTAAACTTGATTGT